TCTATCGACTTTATATGCCATCTTACTTTTTAGGGACATTTACTGAATATCCCTAATCTTGTGAATGTGATACTTTCTGCTGATAGTCAATTAATTATAGATGTTGACTTTTAGCCGACTGGAATAAAAGTGGAATATATTTTTAATATGATATTTCTCAATATTGCAATTTAGCTTTCTGCATGAAAAATATTTGTATGTTTGCAACAAAAAGCGATATGTTTAAGAAACTGAAAATATCTGAAACTGCAATTAGAGGAATCATATATCAAATGAGATACCTTATCAGTGAAAAGAATGCAAGTGATGAAATGCTTGTTTGGCATTTGAAAAACATTCTTTCTGATTTAGGTATAAAAGTTGATTATATTCCTGAACCTCCGCCATGGAAAAAGAAAAAGGAATGATTCACTTTTTCGGCTTTGGTGGAGAAGGTGTTGAAACTGTTCCAGGAAGGTCTTTTGTTGTATAATCTTTTCCCATTTGTTCTTATTTCTTTGGTCATGGTCTAACCGGTACCAGATGTTTTCAAGCGAATTCATGTATTTGTTGTAGAAGTCTGCAAGAACATCTAGCGATGACAGTTCACTTTCACCTTGTACGAAGTTTGGAAGTACAGACTTTATAATAGATACGAATCCTATCAGCATAGAAGCGAAGAACGGCACTTTGTCATTCAGTAGAGTACCTAATGCACCTGCAGAGGCTGTGATGGCAACAAAGCCATTATATGCCCTGTTGTATCCTCTCCGTTTATCTGTATATTTTTGTATGCAGATAATGTTTGCCTTTGCCTGTTTCAGTTCCTCCCAGATTCTATTTCTGCATATCATGTTATTCAGGTGATTCTACGTTGTCAATGATGAATGAACAATTATAAGAATAGATGCTATGTAAAGGCTATTACTTTTCTGTTTCCAATGCTTTGTTCAGTTCTTCTTCAGATACTTCTTTTTTCAATAGCCAGTGGTATACGTTTTGATTTCCCATTGTGACTGTGTAGGCTTGTACAAATTCCCATCCTTGTTTTCCGAAGTAGTTCATTGCATCCACCATAGAATTGAATTCTATATTCTTTCCGTTTTCGTCTTTCATGTATGATATGCCTTTCCAGAAAGAGGTTTCCTGTCCATAGTCAACTTGTACCTTAACTTTGTTGCTAAGAAGTTTTGAGGTTCCTACAAGTTCACAATAGATGTAGTTATTGGCATAAAGGCTGATTGATAACACAGCCACAAATAACGTTAATAAAAGTCTTTTCATGTTTTCAATATATTTTTTGTCATAAACGGTATGTTCTTGTTTATGATTAAGTGTAAATATTTATGATATTCATAGACTTTCTATAATTTCAAGTATATTTTTTGAAGATTCTTTCCGGTATCTTACTTTTACTTCGCTTTCCCAGTAGTTTCGTACTATATCGGAAAGTCCGTCTGGAACACTCAGTGTGACACTTGAATCTACAGAAGAAATCTTTACACTATTACCTATCGCATTTGCAGCTGTAAGCACACCTGTAATCTCTTTTGTAGATATTTTTTTCTTTTTTCCTTTCTCATCTAAAGAAGACTCCAATTCACTCATTATCGTATCTGATATGCTTTTTTTGTCTCTTTGTATAGGAACAGGATTAATATGTCCATTATTGAAGGTTGTAATACCGAACATTGATACTTCTTTTCCGTCAGGAGCAAGTTCTTTCGTCAATCCAATAAAATTGCTTCTGTAAGATTCGTCAGGTATATTCATTTTCAATGCTTCCATATCATTGTTATTGATATGTTGTATATTTGTTGTAATATCTTCGATTACATTCTCAAGGCTGCTAAATCCGGGAATGGTTGAATCGAAATCCTTTGTAAACCGAACAGTAAATGCAAGGCTTCCAGCCCTTGGGACAGATATATAAGCTTCGCAATAGTTCTTAAGTTCTTTTGAAACTTTTCCTTTTTTTCTGAATGGCTTTCCTGATTTCCGTTCTATGGTTCTTTCCGTGAGTTTTACAAAGTTGATGATTCTTCCGATAACGTCTTCACTTCTTGCCATTCCGTAGTTTACTCCCTTCCCGTTAATCACAAGCTGTATATCACCTTCCTGAAAATCTACTCCTTTTATCTCCATGTGACGTTTGAAGTTTACCATTTCAAGGAGATCTCTCATTTCTTCGGCAATTTCGTGTGGAGGTTCACCAAGAAGACCGTATGAAATCATTCTTTCGGCTTCTCTATAGTTTTTTGCATTGTATGCAAGACTCGCAGCGCTTCTGATAAGGATAGAGGTGGTAGGTTCGCCTAAATTATTTTCACGAGCGAACATCGCAGCTTCTTTTTCTTTTTCGAAGGCTTCAGCATAAAGCCTAATAGCTCCTTCTGCGTCTTTCATTGCTTTGAGCATATCGGCGTGGTCAGCAATTTCCATTGCTATGTTGTGGTGTTCCCTTATGTTCATAAGTCATCGCTTTTTTGCAAATTTAGCAAATGGAGAGCTAAATTCAACAATTGATATATATGCAGGTAACTGCGTAGAGTCTGATTGGTTCGTTTGTTTAATCTTTTTTTTGAATCTTGTTTCAAGAGGCTTTTCTCCTCCTGTAAATATTCCGGAGACCTCCAGTCTGGCCGACTTTTTAAATGGTATGTCATCATCATGGCCTAGCCAGTAGTCGACCCCTGTTCCTTTCCTAGAACGTTCTATGATTGTATAGTCTGTTTCATGTATGGCCAACATTGCAGAGATACATACGGCACCGTGTTCTGTGGTGTATTCCTGATCTTTATATGTCCTATCAATCTGGTCATCAAAATAATCTTCCCAGAGGATTTCATATTCTTTTTCGTTATCGCCTTTCAAAGGCATTATGACATTTTGAGGATGTCCTGACCTATGAAGGCAAACCATACATGCTTCATATAATTGACCGGCAGCAATTTTTGTTATACCAGGTAGACCTTCTTTTATTTTTCTAATATCTAATTCTTCTGGCATTATATAGTAGTTTTTACTTGTTTAATATAATAAATCACACACACATACACACAAATGTAGTTAAATTTTTTTATGTTTGATTTTGATTTAACTGAGAATTACATTGTTGGCCGTATTTTTTTACATGGTCAACGATTTTTTACCCTATCTTACGTTCATTATTAGCTATTATCAGTTCCGCTTCCAGTTCCTTGATTCTTCTCTGCATTATAAGTTCTTAATCCATTTTTTGCCTGATGGTGTTTCTGTGTAAATCCAGAAGGCAACGGCTATAATAGCCAGTACTATGAAAATAAATAATCCTGCATTCATAATTGTATCATTTTAATAGGTTATTTCCGATTTTTGCTAAAGCATATGCCAGTATGCAACCTACAAATAGCATAACTACAAGCATGTGGCTTATTTTGTCTCCTTGGAAGAACAGTACCATTCCGCCTAAAACCAAAGCCGTATATGTCAGTTGGGAAAGATTAAAGAAATAGCCTGAAAGCTTTTCTTTTCTAACCTTGTCTTTCTCTTTTTGCTCTTCTTTCGCTTTCATGTTTTCTTCAAAGTTACTCAATTAGTTATTTTTTATATTCAGCTTCAACTACTAATTGGAATAGTTTGGAGAGTGTTTCTTGATATTTCTTTTTTATCTCCTTTTCGTAGTATCCATCAGTAGTGTATATACGTATTTTAGTAATTTTGTTGTTCTTAAGGAAATTAAGATTGCCATAATAATGTGCATATACTCCTATGCCTGAAGAACCTGCTAATCCAATAGAACCACCACCAATTGTTCCGTAAAAAATATCTGTAGGGTTAAGATTATGAACTTTTCCTTTCTCGTCCATAAGTATGAGTTTATTGTCTTTTGATATTACACAAGCACTACCAATCATGTATTTCATATCAAGAATCATAGTTCTGTCTATACTTCTAATTCTTGCATATATTCCGCTTGGAACTCCCGTTCCCCAGGCTAATTTCTCCCAACTTGTTTCAATCGTTCTTTTTCCTGTAAAATCATCAATCTTGTTTTTTTCAAGTTCTTGGGCATGTAAAGAAGAGGTTAATCCTAAGATAAGAAAGATTAGTAAATAAAACTTTGTTTTCATTTTATCCTATTTTTTGTCTGTTATTAATAATCAGTTCCGCTTCCAGTTCCTTGATTCTTCTCTGCAGGTTGTTGATGGTGTCCTGCTGGAAGGCTATTGTGTCAATCAGCTTGTTCATCCTGTCCTTAGCTTCTGTTGGCTGTTCAGAAGTCAGAAGCATTTCGCCATTACCGCGAAGAAGCCATTCTGCTGATATTTCAGGATAACAACTCAATACGGTATATACTGTTGTTAAACTCAATTCTCTTGCTCCATTAAGCTGTCTGCTTAAAGTATTCTGGGCTATACCACAACTCAATGCAAACTGCCTGTCAGATATTCCAAAATGGGAAATTATCTGTTTTAACCTTTCAACCATCATAATAGTTATAATCTACATAAATGTTAAAAAATACCAAATGGGATAATTATTCTGCTTTTTGCTTGCATATTATACCAAATGGGATTACCTTTGCAATACAAACATACACACATACAAAAATAGAAATTAAAACGAATAATTGAAAATGAAAACTGATGAATTTTTCTACGAAAATGAAGCTGAAAGTCTTAAAGCTGACATCGAAAAAGCAAAGTCTATGACAGAAGAAGAGATGCAATCTTACTTCAATACAGACGACAGCAAGGAAGATTTCATAAGTTTTCTTGAAGATGAACTCAAAGTTGCTGAAAGCCACATTGTTGAAAATGATGATGATTTCAGCAGCGTTGACCCCGGCTTTGCAAGTGAAGCCGATTATTTGAGATACAAATTTGCGTAATAAAAACCTCACTAAAAGTCAAAACCATTATGGAAATTAAACCAACCAAGTATCAGCCAGGACAGAAAGTCTGGACACTTATAGGAATGAAGGCTGAAGAGAAAACAATCAAGGGTATCAACATCAGTGTGGATTCCGACGGAGTACAGAGGAACTACTATTACATGTTGGTTCCAAAAGAAAAGGAATGTTCCAGTGAAGCATTTGCATCCTATTCCGAGAAAGAACTATTTCCTTCAAAGGAAGAGATGAGAATTAGTGTTTTCGGTGATTGACAAATCACATCCCGGTGTGGCCTGACCGCCTATCCGGGAACAATAGAGAAGAGTTCCTTGACATCTTTTGGCTGACGGACATACCGGAATGGTATAGTAATTCACCGTGGATAACGGGCGGTCCGACAGAGTGTAGAATTGTAGCAATTCGGCCTATTGTAATAGGTTTTACGATATGATATAGCTGGAGTAGCTTAACGGTAGAGCGCAACACTGGGTTATAAAAAATAGATGAATGCAATAATGATTATCGTTGATGTGAGGGTTCGACTCCCTTCTCCAGCCCTGATTAACTCACTTGAAAATGAAAGCGATTATTGAGAAAGAATATATCGTCGATAAGGTTGTCGGTGATATAAAGTGTGGAGACAAGGTTTTGCAGGACTGTATAGGAACAGACAGAACGACACTTATAATAAGGTTTCTATCCATTCCTATTTACCGCAATATACGGATTTTTAACGAGCGTCAAGCAACGCAACAACAGACTCAAACTTCAGGTTAGTGATAATTGGTGCTTTGCCTTCTTTGAGATAAAAAGCGGTTTGACCTCTTAAATCTTCTACGCTGATAATTGCATCAGTGTTAATACACCACGATTTGCCGTTGGTGTCTGCAATAGTAATAAACTTTTTCATAAATCTTAATTTTTTAGTTTGACAGCGTAAAATTAAGAAATCCCTCCGAAGAAATCTCATGATTATAAAATCTCGGAGGGAACATTCCGAGGTTGTTTAATGGCAGAACGGCACCAGTCTGAGGGAATAAGGATTTTTGGTGCAGGTGGCGGTTCGAATCCGTCTCTCGGAACTTAAACTTATTAGTTATGAAAGTATTTAGTCGTATATGGATGCTGATGGTAGCTATATGTGCTGTTGGCATGTTGTATGGAGCAATCACAATACCAAGTCCGGTGCAGGGTATATGGATATGCTCCTGTATAATCATTGTAATTGCATCGGTATATGCTTGTGTTATAATATGGAAAGAAAGGTAGAAGTTATGGGCAAAAGACCTATTGTATCGACATTACGATCCATGAAAATAGATGAAGAGGTTATTTTTGGTATTCATCAGAGAATTTCTCTTATGGGTACAATAGCCAATAGGTTGGATGTTGAACGTGCTTCAGGTATGTCATGGAAATGCAAGACAGACCGTGAAGCCGGAATTGTAACGGTTAAACGTGTTAGCTGATGGTGTTCGAATTAAATGGGAAGTTTATGACTACAATATTGTCAGATAATACAGCAGGAATGATTCTTGAGAACATACTTCTTGCAATGGAAGGAATAAAGTTCAGCAAGTCTCAGGCATCAGGAATAGTCGGTTCCGAGAACCGGTTGGAAAAGCTTGTTGAGAGCGGTAAGATACGTGCTGAGAAGAAGGCAGATTGTCAGAACGGAAAATGGTTCTGCAATGGTGCTGATGTGTTAAGGTACTGTTCGTACAAGAAGAGACATAAAAAAAGGAACAAGTCTAAAAGCCTGTGAAGGTGGTTATTTTCTACATAAATGTTTACGTTTTAATTTCTTGGTGTACGGACTGGCTTGTGAAAGTCGTCCGTACTATTTTTTCCTGGGCACTTGGTCTAATGGTAGAACATCGGCATAATTCCATTCCATGTTTGTTTGTTAGTGTTAGAAATCTCTATTGTTAGTCGAAGATGCGGGTTCGATTCCCGTAGTGCCCACAATTTACATCTTGTTCCGGTGTTATTCTCATAGTTTTTGTCCGAAAGCCTATTCGGGGTTACGCCAATGGCACCGTGTCGGAACTTCGGACTCTATGGTATCGTGGCGGAATTGGTAGACGCACGACGAGTACTGGAGCTTTACCCAGCCGGAAGGGTTACTCAAAGCAGAAAGCTCATGCAGGTTCGAATCCTGCCGGTACCACAAACCTTTGAAAGAAATCCGTTATTGAATCCGAAAGTAGGGCGAAGATAGCGCAGGGTTTCATCCGCGCGGCATCGGTTAGCCGTTGACTCTATCTGAAAGGTAACGCGAAATCGGAAGGATTGATTGTGTGTGATGTGCCCTGGGGAATACGCCCCAGGGTTTTATTTATCATAATGAGAACAAAGGTTAAGGCGTAAAAATGGCGAAGTTTCGGATTGCAAAACTTGACTATCTGAACTACCTTTACAGATGTAAGGAACTAAAAGTCAAACCATTAATATTTTAATTATGGCTGAAATAAAAGCTAAAACAGACGTTCCTGAAAAAGATAATCAGGAAGAAAAACAGGAAGAAAAAGAAGTGCAACAGACACTTTCTGACAAAATTGTGAACATAAGAACCCTGAGAGCAAACGAGATTGAATGCCGAATAGGTACAATCAATGAGAAAGGATGCACATTGTTGCTGTACAAGGATGCCCGTGTGGATATGAGACTTCTTGATGAGGTGTTCGGCCCTATGAACTGGAAGAGAGACCACGAAGTTGTGAACGGAAACCTATTCTGCACCATATCAATCTACGATGAAAAGAAAAAGGAATGGGTGAGCAAGCAGGATGTCGGAACTGAATCCAATACGGAAAAGGAGAAAGGTCAGGCTTCCGATGCATTCAAGCGTGCCGGATTCAACTGGGGGATTGGTCGAGAACTTTACTCGGCACCTTTTATTTGGGTGAAACTTGAGCCAAGCGAAATCAGTAAGAGCACTTCGGGTAGATGTTCTACTTATACTAAGTTCTCTGTAAGCGAGATTGAGTATGACGAGAACAGAGAGGTTAGTAAATGTATCATTGTAGACAACAATGGTGTGATAAGATACCAGTTCCCTATACCAAAGGAAAAGAAGTCTGAAAAGACTCAGCAAAATTCAAGTGTATTTTCCGGTAAACAGCTAAAGGAAGCGATTGATGAAGTAAGGGTATGTAAGAGTCGAGCCGAAGTTAATGCTGTGTGGAAAAAATACGCTGCAATGCAAAACAATCTTGAGTTTAAGAATGAGATTCAAACAATGTGTAAAAGATTTCCTAAATGATAGAATTAGTTAAGTCTGGTGTGGTTTTCAATGAAGAGAACCACACCTATTTCCTGGGCGACAAGCAGCTTTCAGGAATAACGGGAATGATTAAGAGACAGTTGTTCCCGGATAAGTATAAGGATGTTCCTCAGTTCGTCTTAGAAAGGGCTGCAGAAAGGGGAACAAAGGTTCATCATGACTGCCAGTTTGCAGACGTTACAGGATTTGATCCTGAAAGCCAGGAGGCAGTCAGTTATATTATGATACGTACTGGTGCCGGTTATTCTGCACTTGACAATGAATACACTGTATCAGATGAAGAGCACTTCGCTTCAAACATTGATTGTGTATGGGAGAAGGATGGCACTATAGCACTTGCCGACATCAAGACAACGTATAAGCCGGATATTGAATACCTCGAATGGCAGTTGTCAATATATGCGTACCTGTTCGAAAAGCAGAATCCTGAGCTGAAGGTTTCTAAACTGTACGGTGTATGGCTTTACAATGAAAAGTCAGAGCTTATTCCACTTGTCCGGAAATCTGACGTGGAGGTCAAAAGGCTGTTGCAGTGTGAGATTGAGGGAACACGTTACCTTGATACTGAAACTGCACTTGAACACAAGCAGGATGAAGTACAGCTATTGCCAAAGGACGTGATAAACAAATATCTTGAAGCTGTAGCGGAAGTTGAGAGAATACAGCCGTTCATTGACGGTTTCAAGGATTCGTTGAAACGCGCAATGGTTGAACACGATGTCAAGTCGTGGGACACAGGTGTATTGAAAGCTACCATAACACCTGCAGGAATCAAAAAATCTTTCGACACTAAGAGGTTTCAATCTGAGCATCCCGAGTTGTATAAACAGTACATCAAGGAGACTGAAACTGCTGCATCTATAAGAATCACATTAAGAAAGGAGGAAGAAAATGCTTAATAAGGTAATGCTGATAGGGCATCTTGGAAAGGACCCTGATGTAAGAACGCTTGATTCCGGAACAAAAGTCTGCCAGTTCACACTGGCAACGACGGAAAAGGGATACACGTTGCAGAATGGTACTCAGGTACCGGACAGGACAGAGTGGCACAACATTGTACTATGGAAGGGGCTTGCTGAGGTTGCAGGTAAATATCTTCACAAGGGAGACAAGGTTTTTATCGAAGGTAAAATCAGATCTAGAAGTTATGAGGATAACAGTAAGGTGAAGAGATATATTACAGAGATATTCGCAGATAACATGGAGATTCTTTCAACATCTAAGAGTAGTTCACAGGATAGTAGTTCACGGAATAATTCTTCGAACGCTCCATTACCATCAGGGACTCCAAGTGATGATTTACCGTTCTGATTGTTATGGAGGCTACAATTATTAAGAAAGACGGGAAGGCTACCATGGACAAGGATTTCAACTTCATGCTAAGCCTTCTCCGTAATGGTGAATATACTCTTACCATCAAGAGAAAGACTAAGCCCAGGACGCTTGACCAGAACGCGCTCATGTGGATGTGGTTCAGGTGCGTGGGTGGTGCCTTACGTGAGTTCACCGGTGAAGCGTACTGGAGTACAAAGGAAGGGGTGGAAACGATACATGACCTGTATTGTAAGAAATTCCTTACGAAGATGGTTATCACCCCGAAAGGTGAGAGGACGGAACTTGCAAGGGGCACAAAGGGACTTAGCACAATGGAGATGTCACATTTCCTGGATGCCGTCAAGACTGATATAATGACTGAATACGGAATACAGCTACCGTTACCTACAGACCAATATTATTCGGCGTTTGCCGCCGAGTACGAAACCAAATATTAAATATGGCAATAATTAAAGATTACGAACCGGAAGAACTGAAATTTGTTCTTCCGGAAGCAGTTCGGGAACAGTTTCCATTGGAACTGCATTTTGAGAACGCTGAGAGTGAGAAAGACATCCTTAAGGCAGTGAATGAACACTTCAATGCTTTGTTCCCTGAGAACGAGATGGCGCTGCGTTACATGGATGATGTGGAGAAATCGGACCTTCGTGGGAAATACTGCAAGCTTGTAGAGCAGGAGCTTCCTGAAGCTGAGAATGCTTTGTTGAATGCTAAGGAGGAAGCCAAACGCATCAAGACGGATGCTGAGGAAAGGTTGAATTCATTGAGCAAGCAGATTAAGGATTACGCTGCAAAAGTACAGGAAGGAACGGATGAAAAGAAACTTCCGGCTACAAAGACATTCCGTATCGCTTTGAATGGGTATTTCCTGTATTATTCCATTCTTAACGGTAAGGTCGTACTGGCCAAATCTGAAAAGATTCCATCCTACGACAAATCATCATTGTGGGCTCAGGAAGATAAGAACCGTGTAGCAATGATGGAGCTGTTCGGTCTTGACTTCCCTGCTCCTGAGAAACCTTCTGATGAAGAGTTTGACAAGGAACATGACATGCTTCCAGATAATGATGGTGAAGTTATGGGTGAAGAAGAATTCAATGACGCTGTAGGTGATGAGTAGATTGCAGCATAAGCGTGGCCGCAAGTCCAATTATGCACGTTCTCTTAACAATCCATATTGGGAAAAGGTTGCAAGGAATGTGAGGTTAAGGGATGGGCATAAGTGCAGGATTTGCGGAGCACGCTATCCTTTGGAAGTGCATCACAAGAGATATAAGGTAAATGGTGTTTCAATTGTTGGAAAGGAACTTGAGTACCTTGATTGCCTTGTCACTCTGTGTGCTTCCTGTCACGAAAAAGTTCATAAAGGAATATTAAGTATATGAAGTTTCAATTACGAGATTACCAGCAGAAAGCTAGTAACGCAGCAATATCACACTACAAACTGAAAAACGGTAGAAATTATCTTATGGTATTGCCTACCGGTGCAGGGAAAAGCCTCATCATAGCTGACATAGCAGCAAGGCTGAATGAACCGTTGCTGGTGTTCCAGCCTAACAAGGAAATCCTAGAACAGAACTTCGCAAAGTTGCAGACATACGGAATCTTTGATGCCGGATGCTATTCTGCCTCTGTCAAGAGAAAGGATATAAACAGGATTACTTTTGCTACTATCGGTAGCGTATATAATCACATGGAAGATTTCAAGCATTTCAAGTATATATTAATAGATGAATGCCATTTGGTTAATCCGTCACAGGGAATGTATTCAGATTTCTTTGCTGCAGCAGAGAGGCGTATAATCGGACTCACTGCTACTCCTTACAGATTGTGCAGCACAATGAACGGTTCAATGCTTAAATTCCTTACACGCACACGACCTAGAGTTTTCAGTGATGTAATCTATTATTGTCAGGTAAGTGAACTACTTGCAAGAGGTTTTCTTACCAAACTGAAATATTACGACCTGACAAAAATAGAACTTGTGAATGTCAGAAGAAATTCAACCGGTGCGGACTTCGATGACGCGAGTCTTTCAAAGGAGTTTGAACGTGTGGACCTGTATGGCTATCTGATTAGCATGGTAAGAAGGCTGCTTAAACCAAAGAGCGGTATACCAAGACGCGGAATACTTGTATTCACAAGATTTGTCAAAGAAGCCGAGATGCTCACCAATGAGATACCTTGTAGCGCTGTGGTCAGCGGAACTACCCCTAAAAAGGAACGTGAACGGATTTTGGCAGACTTCAAGTCAGGAAAGATAAAGGTTGTTGCCAATTGCGGTGTACTCACTACAGGATTTGATTATCCGGAGCTGGATACAATTGTTCTTTGCCGGCCTACGATGTCACTTGCATTGTACTACCAGATGGTAGGTCGTGTTATTCGTCCATATCCAGGGAAGGAAGGATGGGTCGTTGATTTGTGCGGAAATATAAAGACTTTCGGTAGGGTAGAGGATTTGAGGATTGAGCAGCCGGAAAGAGGTAAGTGGATGGTCAAGACAAACGGTAAACAATTAACCAATGTAATACTATAGATTATGTATGTGATAAGAGGACAGATACCAAGTAAGAGTAACTGTTATAAGATAGTAAATGTCGGTGGTCATGCAAAGCTGGCCAAACAGAAGGTTCTTACTGAATATGAAAAGAATTTCTATATCCAGTGTCCGGAACGTGGTAGGATGGTAAAGGGATATTTCAAGCTGAAAGCAAAGATATATTATTCAAGTAACCGACCGGATCTGGACAATTCTCTTAAGATTCTTCTTGATTGCCTGCAGCAGACCAAGACGATTGATAATGACAGATATTGTGTTCAAATAGACATTCAGAAGTTCATCGACAAGAAGGAACCACGTATCGAATATGAGGTAACTCCGATTGAGTTCTGAAAGTAGGAGGTACTTATGGCCAGACCAAACAAGCAGGGATTTCCTGAATGGAATCCTACAAATAAGACATTATCAATGCTTTCTAATATTTCAGAAAAAGTTAGATATAAAGCATTGAGAAATTCTTCAAGTGCATTTATAAATAGAAAAGACGTTAGAGATGCTATTTTCTCAAGGGATAATAATAAATGCATTATCTGTGGATCAACCGATAATTTGCAAATAGACCATATACATTCTGTATATTCTGTTATTAAAGGACAGTATCCATTGGAAAGATTAAATTCAGAAGAAAATCTGAGAACGCTGTGTAATCATTGTAACGCATCAAAAATACCTTAAATATGGGAAGAAATAAGAAGATTGGTCTTGATTATTTCCCTTTTGATATTGATTTTTTTCAAGATTTGAGAATTAGAAAACTAATCAAATACCAGGGTGGTAAGGCTGTTACAGTATATGCTCTCCTGCTATGTAATATCTACAAACAAGGGTATTACATGAGGTGGGATGAAGAGTTGCCTTTCTTTGTATCGGAACAAACGGGCTTTGAAGAGGCGTATATACGTGAGGTCATTAAATGCTGCTTGGTAATCGGGTTATTTTCTAAGGAATTGTATGATTCTGAAAAAATATTGACGTCAAAAGGAATACAAGAAAGGTACCAGAAGATATGCGATTTATGTAGAAGAAATAATGAAATTCACGAATATAACATCATTTCTTCCGAAGATATAGCTTTTTCTTCCGAAGAAATGATGATTTCTTCCTCAAAAAGTACACAAAGTAAAGTAAAGGAAAGGAAAGAAAAGAAAAGTAAAAAAAATAATAAAGAAATATCTCCTTCAGGAGATACAAAGAAAGACGAGCTTTCTTTGAATCCTCATCCGCAAATAGAGCATGTTGATTTTGTCAGATTGCAGGAATACTTCAATACTACTTTCAACGGTAAATTGTCAATGGTCGTGAACATGACCGAAGCAAGGCGCAAGGCTGTCAAGGCAAGAATAGCCCAGTACGACAAGGAAACTGTATTCACCGTATTGAAGAAGGTGGCTGCCAGTCCATTTCTTTTAGGGTGTAACGACAGAAACTGGAAGTGCGATTTTGACTGGATTTTCAAGGCTGGAAACTTCACTAAGATATTGGAGGGTAATTATGACGAAAAACGAAATAACAATACGGCAGGAGGCAGAAAGGAATCAGTTAGCCGTCTTAAAGGCCTCGCCGAAGCAATACTTACAGATTCTGAAACCTAAGAGTATCGATGATGTTTTTGCATCATCAGTGCCGGCACTTGTAAAAGTTGCCATGGAATTCGGAGAAAATCATGCACGTGCAATTGTTGTGATATTGCTGTCGGAGGTTGTGGATTTCTTCAATGCGTCAAATACAATGAATGATTCACAGGTAGCCATTACAACTGATTTAATTATCGAGGAATATCCGTATTTCAAGATTGATGATTTGAAGTTGGCTTTCCGAAATGCTATGAAGGGTAGATACGGAGAGATATATAATCGTCTGGATGGCTCTGTTATCATGGGATGGCTGAATCAATACAATCGTGAGAGATGCGCTAAGGCTGACGTAATATCGTACAATGAGCATAAGGTAAGAGTTCAGGAGGAATCTGGGTTGTATTATGATGATTACCGCAAACAATTGAAGGTTCTGGCATCACATGGAGACAAGAGTGCACAGGAAGCGCTCCGTAGATCTGATGATATACTTTCCTTCATGAAAGAGAAGAAACTTGAAAGACTGAAAAAACAGCTTGAAGAGTATGACTGCAAACATAAGGGTGTATGAAATAAAGTTCAACAAAAAAGGGCTTAGGAAAAAGGATGAGATATGTAGTCATTTTGAATGGTACAATGTCCATCTTACAGTTAACGGACATTGTATTGTACGTGTTAGCATGGATAAGATGAATGCGTTTGAAAAGACTGTTGAACGTGAATTTATTTCAGTGATTAAAAGGCTATAAAATGGCGAAGTTTCTGTTTGCAAAACTTGTCATTCTGAACTATCTTTACTGATGTAATAAACTAAAAGTCAAACCAATAAATATAAAATTATGGCAGAAATTCAAAAACTTCCGGTGATGCTCATACAGACGTCACCTATGAATCCTCGTAAAACTTTTGATGAAGCGAAGATTGAGGAACTCGCTCAGAATATTGAAGAACAGGGCTTGTTACAGCCTATTACAGTCAGGAAAATCAGCGATGAAGAAACACATATTGATGAAGAAACCGGCGAGGTTGTATCTGTAGAACCGAGGTACGAGATTGTATGCGGTGAAAGACGTTTCCGAGCATGGAATATGCTGGCTAAAAAATCTGACAAGTACAATGAAATACCTTGCATAGTAAGGGAAATGACTGACGAACAGGCTTTCGACGCTATGATAACAGAGAATTTGCAGCGCCAGGATGTAGATCCTGTTGAGGAAGCGATAGCATTTTCCTTGCTTCTTGAAAACGGAAATGCTGTTGAGGACATTGCTGTCCGATTCGGTAAGTCAATCAGATTCATTCAGGACAGAGTTAAGCTGAAAGGGCTTATTCCTGAGCTTATAGATATGTTAAGACAGGAACTTATCCCAATATCAGGAGCAATGTTGCTGGCTAAACTCGATATAGATGCGCAGAAAGAATTCTATAATGAGAACGTGAATGGTGAGAGTGCTGCAAGCATATCTGATATAAAGGAATATATTGATGACTTGTTCTGTGTTATTGATAAGGCACAGTTCTTTTCTGAGGATAATTTCAGTGATTCGATTCCATCATGTTCCGGATGCATCAATAATACGGCAAATCATGGGTGCCTTTTCTATGAAATGAAAGGAAAGGAACAGAAGTGCATTAATCGTGAATGTTTCGAGAAGAAGCAGCAGGAATATGTCAAATACCGTGTCATGAAGGAGGCTGACAATCTTGTTAAAAAGGGAGAGCCGCTGACATTCGGAAAATCAGTCATTCTAATTGAATCTCCAAAATCATGGGATAATGAAAATGAGAAGAAGAGAAAGGAAGATGCAGTCAGGATGTACAATGATATGGGCTTTGAGGTAGTGTATGATAACGTATTCGACCATCAATGCTGGTATAATGAGGGTGATGAAAGGATTGCAGAGAAGCTCGAAAATAATGAGTTGTATAGATGTATTGAGGTACTTAATTATAGAAGACCTGAATTCAAGGTTTCTTTTTATTATCTCAAGAAATCTTCATCTGTTAAAGGTGCTTGTACTGTATCAAAGCAGATTGAGGCAGAGAATATCAGACAGAAGATTAAGCGCAATAAGGAACTCATGGTTGAGAAGTCAACTGAAACCATGCGTAAATGGGCAGATGATATGACTGACTATACAAGCAAATCCGATGGAATGACATTGAACGAGCAGACAATTTTGGATGTGTTGGTGTTGAAGAATTGTGGGTATCAGTTCCTTAATTCAATAGGACTGAAAACAGGTCAGATGGATATGGTGAAATATGTTACAGATAATGCTAAGGATAGAAACAGATGGTACAGAGAATTTATTCGTACAAAATTATCTGAAGCTTCTGTAATGTATGACAGTCAGTTGAAGGAATTGCAGAATATGCTTTTCAGCGAGCAATATCCTGAAAAGTACAATGAGATGACTTCAAAACTCAAAAGTGCATACTCCAAGAAGGAAGAGAAGATGAATGAGAGACTTAAGGAACTTGAAAGTGAGCAGTAAATTAGAATACGGAGGAGTCATTAGTCATTTAGACTCCTCTTTTGTTTAACCTTAACAACCATTATGGAGAAAATTCATTCGCCCTGAATCATTTGCTTAATTGATATATAGTCCGATAACAATAATTAGATAATTATGATTACGTTAAACAGACTTGCAAAAAGATGTTTTGATATAGCGTTGAAGCGAAAAAAAATGACAGAAACCACTTCTCCTAAAGCCGTAGTGCTGGCCATATCGTCAGAATGGAGGGAACTTGCTGAAGCTGGTAAGGAGCGAAGCAATCATATACCATCCTGGAGTGAACGTGAGGAAGAAGCCGCAGATGTCATAATAGCTACGCTTACCTATCTTGAGAAGATAGGATGCAATGACATCGAACAACTATTGAAGGATAAGGTTGAGTTTAATTCATACCGCGTTGACTAAGTGATGTTCCGGCTATTGTGTGATGTTGATTATTAGTGTTGTTGATTTAAATAGTTGGTATATGACAACAGAATTTGATTTCAAAACAATCCAGATCAGTTTGCTGGATTTCAATAAGGGCCAGCTTGATGGCCTTCCGAAAAATCCCCGGTTCTTCAGGGATTACCGTTATGATGCAATGAAGAAAAGCATAGAGGACAGTCCTGAGATGCTTAATCTTCGTGAACTAATTGTCTATCCTGTAGGAGAAAGATACATTGTAGTGTGCGGTAATTTAAGACTTAGGGCCTGCAAGGAACTTGGGTACAAGGAACTTCCTTGCAAGGTTCTAAATCCTGAGACTCCTGTAAAGAAGCTGCGTGAATATGCGACAAAGGATAACGTGTCATTCGGTGAGAATGATATGGACGTGATGATGAACGACTGGGATAAGTCTGAACTTCAGGACTGGGGTATTGAGTTTGCTCCGGAACCTGAAAAGGACGAATTCAAGGAGCGTTTCGAAGCCATAACGGATGAAACTGCTGTTTATCCACTTATACCCAAGTATGATGAAAAATATGAGCTATTCATCATTATGTCGGCTAGTGAAGTGGATAGCAACTGGTTACGTGAAGCACTTGACATGCAGCACATGCAGAGTTACAAGACCGGCAAAGTGAGCAAAAGCAATGTAGTTGATATTAAGGATGTACGCCATGCAATTGAGAATCGTAATACCAAGTCATAAGCGACATGACAGGGTGTTCGCTAAAAAGCTGGTGAACGACCCGATAATCTGTGTGGCAGAGAGCCAGGCGGACCTATACAGACAGTTCAATCCAGATTGTGAGATAGTCACTCATCCGGACGATGTTGTAGGACTCATCCCCAAACGTAACTGGATGGCTAAGCATTTCGGAAACCTGTTCATGCTTGACGATGATGTCCACGCCTGCAAATCTATATGTGTAGAAAAAGGAGAACCGTCGAGGATTAAGGATAAGAACGAGATAACGCGTATAATATTCAATCTTGCCGAGATTGCTCAGATGCTGGATGTGCATCTGTTCGGATTTACTGCACGAATATCTCCGGTCATGTACGATGAAACTGCATTTCTATCGTTGTCAAAGATGATAACCGGATGTTCTTATGGCGTGTTTTACAACAAGAACACATGGTGGAATGAAGAGCTCAGGCTTAAGGAGGATTTTTGGATTTCCTGTTACATGAAGTACAAGGAAAGAAGAATACTTACTGACCTAAGATACAACTTCGAGCAGAAATCCACATTCGTCAACTCCGGAGGACTGGCAGCCTTCAGGAATCAGGCTGAGGAACAGAGGTCGATAATGCTTATAAAGAAACATTTCGGCGACAGCATCAATCTCAAGGGAACTACCAATAACGGTAAAGACAAGACCAAGCAGCTTGTTCAGTACAATATAACGTGTAAGTTCAAGTATTGATAAATGGCGTAAAAATGGCGAAGTTTCTGTTTGCAAAACTTGTCATTCTGATTTAATTTTACTGATGTAATGAACTAAAAGTCAATGCTATATGCTTATAAGAACCGTTAGAGGATATGATTTTTTTGAGGTCTCTTCAGCCATGCAGAAGGCGATAAGGAGAGCTGATGCGGCGGTTGCCGGATATTTTGCTCTTGAGTTGTGGACCAGTGGTTACAGGGACTATGTATGGAAGAGACTTTTTACCATAAGTGCTGAGGATTGTTACGGTGTGATAACGAAAGAGATTGAAGCCTTGTGGCAAGGTCATGAACTGGTTAACAAGGGAAGCAAGGAGCCAAAGGGTAGAATATTTGTCAGCAAGGCAGTAATACTTCTGTGCGAGTGTCGTAAATGTAGGGACGCTGATCACCTGCAGAACTTCATTTATGACAAACTTCTGATAGATGCTGATGAATGGTTGGAAGATGTAAGGCAAAATCCGATACCAATTCCTTCATATACATTCGATGTACATACCAGAAGAGGAAAGAAGATGGGACGGACAAAAGAGGAATTTTTCAGAGATGAATATGAATCTTTGAATCCCAGGGAAAAGGGACTGTTTGATGGTCTCATGTAAGAATATGCCACGCTTTGTCGTGGCATATTTATTAAAAGTCAAACCAATAAAGAAAGAATTATGGGAAAAGAAATGTACGGCCAAAGTTGTTTTGGTAGCCGTGAAGAGAATGTTTCAAAAAAGATTGATCTGGAAAAGAATCCAAATGGTACAGAAATCAAGGTTTACCAGCAGCGTGAACGTGAAAAGCATGGAAGATATGTTTCGGTTCCTGGAGACAAAACGCATACACGTATTTTCGTGCGTGACGGTGAGGATGCGGAAAAGAAGATAGCCACATACTTAGAAAGAATCAACAACCGGCCTCAAAAATGGAACTGATATGATAAAGTTACTCTATATTGACCTTTTCTGCGGTGCTGGGGGAACCAGTACCGGAGTAGAAAACGCACGCTACGAAGATGAACAATGCGCGAAAGTTGTCGCTTGTGTGAACCATGACGCAAACGCTATCGCCAGCCATGCGGCAAATCACCCGGATGCGCTCCACTTCACGGAGGACATCAGAACTTTGGAACTATCTCCTTTGGTGGCCCATGTAGAACGAATGAAGAAGATTTATCCGGATGCACTGGTTGTATTATGGGCCAGCCTTGAATGTACGAACTTCAGTAAAGCCAAGGGCGGCCAGCCACGGGACGCCGATAGTAGGACGCTGGCTGAGCATCTTTTCCGATATATCGAGGCTATTGATCCAGACTACATACAGATAGAGAATGTTGAGGAGTTCATGTCATGGGGCGATATGGATGAAAAAGGGCACCCCATCAGCAAGGATAAAGGGCGATGCTATGAGAAGTGGAAACGCAACGTCAGGAAATATGGTTACGATTTTGACTGGCGCATTCTTAACGCTGCCGATTATGGGGCATACACCACTCGCAAGCGGTTCTTCGGTATCTTCGCCAAGCGTGGTCTGCCGATTGTATTTCCAGAACCTACTCACTGTAAGTATGGGAAAAACGATATGTTTGGACGATTGGAAAAGTGGAAGCCGGTCAAGGATGTGCTGGACTTCTCCGATGAGGGAGAAAGTATCTTCTGCCGGAAGAAGCCGCTGGCCGAGAAAACTCTTGAACGCATCTATGCCGGATTGATTAAGTTCGTGGCCGGAGGTAAGGAGGCTTTTATTGTAAAGTACAACTCCATGAGCCGGACGGGGAAATACCAGGCGCCCAGCGTTGACGAGCCATGTCCGGTTGTGGCAACACAAGGACGGTTGGCTTTAGCTAAGGTAAACTTCCTCTCCAAGCAATTCAGCGGCCAACCGGATAGCAAGAACATATCTGTGGAAAGCCCTGCCGGAACTATCACCTGTAAAGACCACCACGCTTTCGTCTCAGCCTATTACGGGAATGGTCATAACCATTCTGTAGAACTTCCAGCCCCTACGGTAACAACAAAAGACAGGTTGGCATTGGTAAATTCTGTTTTCATAGATAACCAGTATGGTACCGGGAAACCGACATCTATTGAGCTGCCAGTTGGTACAGTAACCACGGTGCCGAAGTTCAATGTGGTAAGCTGCAAGCCGTGGATAATGAATACAGCTTTCTCAAATGTAGGAAGCAGCATTGAGCAACCATCACAAACTATCACAGCCAACCGTAAATGGCATTACCTTATGAATCCGCAGTTTGCCAGTGCCGGAGGTTCTGTAAACAACCCTTGTTTCACGCTTATAGCCCGCATGGACAAAATGCCGCCTTATCTGGTAGAGGTTGAAGGAGGTATCGGCATACAGGTTACACCTGATGACAGTCCGATGACAATCAAGATTAAGGAGTTTATGGCTTTGTATGGCATCATCGACATCAAGATGCGTATGCTTCGGATAGCAGAACTGAAAAAGATAATGGGATTCCCGGAAGACTATGTACTGATTGGGCCACAGTCATACCAGAAGAAGTTCATCGGCAACGCCGTGGAGGTGAATATGGCCCGTGTGCTTTGTGAGGCTATCTGTAAGGAGATTATCAGAAAACGTAAAGTTGCATAATATGGAAGAAGTGATAAGACACAACCTTACAAACGACAAGCTGGAAGAATTATACAGACAGCTTGATAACTTCATATCTGATTTAACCTGGGAAGAAGTTCAGGAACATCTACCTGCACTTAATGAAGTTAAGACTATGATTCACCAGAGAATTAATGAAAACAACGATAAAAATAAATAGCAATGGAAAAAGTTTATATCACAAAGTATGCTTTGACAAAAGGAATTTTAGAGAAAAAAGCAGAGATAGCAGATTTTATGAGTGGGCATAAAAGGGCTTTCGTAGAAGGAGATTTCTTGTCTTATGGCATAGGCTCGGAAGCATTTCTCAAAAAAGAAGATGCAATCGAAAATGCAGAAAAAAGACGACGCAAAAAGATTGAAAGCCTGAAAAAGAAAATCAAGGAATTAGAAAACTTAAAGTTTGAATAACTTATGACACAACAAGAAATAGATAAGGCAGCAACAGATAGCTGTGTTATTGAGAATAGTATTTTTAATCCTTCATTAATTCCATACTATGAGCCAGGATTTAAAGATGGTTCTAAATGGAGAATTAACAGCGTATGGCATGACTCTAAGGAAAAGCCAGTTCTGAACGAATTTTTTGTATATCAAACAGATAACGGAGAATGGGAAACAGACTGCTTATTAAAAGATAGGTGGGATTTATACGTAGTTTCAACAAAATTAATAAGATGGGCTTACATGAAAGACTTAATACCTGATAAGGAGGAATAAAAATGGCAAGAGAAAAAACATGCAACATATATAAAAAGATTAAAAAGTTACTCGGAAGCACTGTTCCGGCTGTAGAAAGACTTGGCAATCTTGACGATTCAATATGGAAACTTGGACTTCTTAAAACGGCAGAAAAAAACATCAGGGTAGAAGTTATCTACAAGAAGAAAAAGATATTAGGATACTGTCGTTCAATCCAATCAAATGTCGAAGTGGAGATTGATGATAAAATTCTTGAAAGGATCATCCAGATATATGAGGACGAATACAACAAGCAGCTGGAAATATGCGAAAGTTTAATCAGTAAACTGGAGGATTGATTTATGAATACAATAGCATTATACTTTGGATATATAGTCATTGGATTGGTAGCATTTTCGTTAATAGGTTTGTTTTTACTGACTTTGTATGGAATATTCGTAGGTTTTTATAGAATAGTGAAGTATAGGCAAACATCACGTTTGATTATAAAATACGAAACAAAGAATATGTACAAGGCTTCTAAGATTGCAGTCGATTTTCTTGTTTCCAAAGGAATAGACCCATGCAATACTATAGGAGAAGCATTGGCGATGATAGAGAATTATAGAAAGCGATACAAAATTGATGATGAAAACAAATGAAAACCATAATAGAACTAATACTCGCAGCCATATTAATCTCATTCCTTGTGCTTTCCGGAAGCGTTCTGTACTTCGGTACGTTTGACCTCATGGGGCTGGCGGATGATAATAGGATGGATATTATTTGTGTTTTGTTGGTTTTGTTTATTGATTTGCGGTGAGGGAGGATAAGGAATGAAATACTACGTAATAGCAACAATAATCATAATTATCTGTGAAATTGTTACGGCATTGATTGCAGATTTGATTAACGCAGACAGAAGCGAATCCATTATTCGTTTTATGATTGTTTATGTGTGTATTGATACAATTGTAAGACAATTAAAAGAATGAATGAAGAACCTAAAATAATAGAACTTGACACCATTCTTGAATACAGTGATGGTCAGGTGTACGTCAAGAATATGGTTACAAATGAAATGCCGGCTACACTGACATTCAATATTATCGAAGCGTTAAATAAAACGATTGTTGAGTATTATAAAAAAGATAATCAATGAAAACGAAATTGTATTACCTGTTCCTGGCAGTCATGTGGTGGCTGCTGGGATAGGTGGAAAGGAGATATAATGAAACTAACAGCAAAACCAGGAACACAGCTTGAAAAAATATGTCAAGACTTCTACGAGCAGGCAGAATCAGAGAAGAAAGAGGTTTTTAAAATGGTGGAAGACTTTACCGGAGTTAAGCCTATAAACTTCGGCTACTATTGGTATTTCGGTATTACTTGTGTGTGGGCAGAAGATACATGGAGATTTGCAGATTCGTCAAGTCCTCAAAATGTAGTCTCATACACGGTAAGAGGACATACTTACTTCAAGCCGAACAAACGGCTAAAGGTTTCAAAAGATTTTATCAAGAAGTGGAAAGATAAATTCAAAGGCATTGATGGTAGTATTCTTGCTGATTATGGAATCCCAGTATATCATGAAGAAAGTAGTGTCTATTACAACTGGATTCCTATAAAAATCGACAACAGATATGGTGTCGAAGTACCATCCTCTTTACTTGACCGAATGTCTAAGATTGACAACAAACAATATGAGATTGATTTATGAAAAGAGTAAAAGTAAAAATAGAGACAACAGTAGAAACAATGTTGGGCGATAAGCCTGTAAATGAACTCCTTGTGGATATTGCAGATATATGTCACACATCATTGGAATACTCAACATCAAAAAATGAAGGGTGTGAGACACTCTATGAGGACCAAGAATATGAAGATTACAGAAATGACATGGAGGACAGGGTGTCTGTTCTTGAAGGAGCACTTTTTCGCATATTGGATTTACTGGAGGATTAAAAAAAGACTGCCCTAGAATTAGAGCAGTCTTTAAGTGTGGGCAGATAGGGAATCGAACCCCTTGTAGCGCTATTAAATTTCAGGTCATGAAGTTCCAGCTCATTTCATTCAAAGTCGAGTACTGCCCAGCGTGCTACAAACCCACCTCTTTAAAAGTTTTCCAAAACTATCCATATCGTTTAAGTTTTTTATGAAATTATACGCGCTAATCTCAGCCATTGCAAACTGGAAAAAGGTAGGCAATGAGCAACCAAAAGAATGGACTGAAATCAAGCATAGCCCTACGTTTAACCTTGATTATAGCGCAAATATAATGCTTGAATTTAAAAATAACAAAAAATGAAAGCAATATCCATCAAACAGCCGTGGGCGAGCCTAATCGCTCACGGTATAAAAGACATCGAGAACCGGACTTGGCAGTGTCCTCAGAAGTATATCGGCCAAAGAGTGCTAATACATGCTTCATCAAGTAAACCTGTATTTAGATACAGCTTTTTGCAATATGATATAATCAGGCGGAAATCACAATCTTTGATTTTTAACTGTACGTATGACGGATTCCCAAAGGGTGCTATCATCGGCAGCGTAGTTATATCCGATTGCGTACAGAACCATCCTTCAGTCTGGGCTGAGAAAGGTTGCTGGAACTGGGTACTGAAGGATGCGGTACTATTTGATAAGCCGATTATGAATGTGAAAGGAAAACTTAGTTTTTGGGATTTTAAGATGGAGGAAACAAAATGAGCTTACTTATTAAAGAAACTCAGTTACAAAGAATAATCAGAAAAACCGGCCGCAAACCGATACAGTGTAAATGCAAGTTATGTAAGCAGCAATGTCATACGCCTTGTTTGGGTACTCCGCAAGATGTTTTAAGGCTTATCGAAGCCGGATATAAAGACAGGCTTGCAGCAACGGAATGGTATGTAGGAATCCTTATGGGGGTAGTTGATATGCCCGTACCGATGATACAGGCCAAACAAGAAGGAGACTGGTGTACATTCTACAAAGACGGTTTATGTGAATTGCATGATTCCGGATTGAAACCGACAGAAGGAAAATTGTCTCACCATAGTATTCGAATTGATAATTTCAAAGCGAGTAAAAGTATTGCGTGGAATGTGGCCAAGGAATGGTTAAACGAAGAAAATGCTGAATGCATAGAGAAAATATGCGAAGCACTGCAGTAAATGTATGATTTTGAATTATTAACCTGCAAAAATTAATTTATGAAAGCAAAGAAAAAACAAGTTGTTGGCCTGCTCATTAATCTGTTAGAGTGGGCAATCGTATCAATTGTATTATCATCATTGATAATTTTAGGAGATTTTAATGTACCGTCAAGTTGGGTTTATCTGTCCTCTGTGGTAGTTTCATTTCTCATCCTATATGTGTTCTACTGGGAGCGTGGAACATATTATTTTGTCTCATTCGTCGCTGGCGGAGTGCCAGGAAGGGTGTTCCTGAAGTTTGATGAACGTGTTTCTCTTGATGTGATTGAGAACACCATATCCGGCCTGTATTCCGGTGAACGTGTACTTGTTACCGGATATAAGACCGTCAGCAGATATGAGTACGAACTTAATATCAAGTCCTGATGGAACATTATCAGGCCAAAGGAGTAATATTTATGATTGTGGCTGTCCTGTTCTGCTATTCCATCGGGATGGTTGAGCAGGATACCGCACTTATGATAATAATAGTGATGTTACTGGGTAACATACTGAATGTTTTATGTAAAATTCTAAACAAGCTGTGATGATGAAAATTGTCGTAACCGGCAGTGAAGGCTTTATAGGTAAAGCCCTCTGCAAGAATCTGAGAAGTCGTGGTGTTGAAGTGGTCGGTATCGACCGTGTGTGTGGAACTGAAGCTGCCGGCGTTCCGTGCCTTCTGGCCGGGGGTGGAATCGATGCTGTTATACATCTTGCCGCACAGACCAGCGTTTTCAATTCGGATCATGAAAAAATACTTCGTGACAACATTGATTCATTCGTTGCGATAGCTGACGGATGTACGCGCTTCGGTGTGAAACTGGTGTATGCAAGTTCTTCCACCGCAAATCCATGCAACACGACAAGTATGTACGGTGTAAGCAAACATTTTGATGAAGTCTATGCTTCAATTTATTGTAGGAATGCGACTGGTGTACGCCTTCATAACGTGTACGGACCTGACCAGCGGAAAGGGACTCTTCTCTATGCTCTCATGAATTCGGAAAAGGTCAGTCTGTATAATGGAGGAATGAACACCAGGTGCTTCACCTACATAGATGATGTGGTGGACGGGTTGATATATGCGATAGGTTCTGACAAGAAGCTGGTAAACATTGTCAATCCTGAATCTTGTACAATACTTCAATTTGCGGAAGAAGTAAGGAAATTCAATGGCGTTGATATTCAGTGTGTTTCCGAAAAGAGAGAATTCGACAATCCTGTACAATCTGTCGATGAAGGTATTTTTTCAGTACCTTTGAATTACACCTCAGTCAGTAAAGGGATAGCAAAGGTTTTTGGCTGTGAGGAAAGGTAGAAAGATAAGGATTGATGACTGGGACAAACCCGCCCGCGGCTGGAGGAAATACGAAAGGTTATGCAACATGCAGCCTAAAGTAAGAATCCACCGTAAGGGCGGGTTTTATTACATATCCCTGTTTGCAAGGACAAAGGATGGAATCCAATTTGAGGAAATCAAGAGTTCGGGTGAGTGTGCAGAAGTCATTTCGGAAGCCGCTACGGAACTGATACTTTCATTGATACGGCCGGACGATGAATGGTGCATAATTACCACACCGAAGCGCAGGCACATCACAGAGTACCATTTCGCCACTGATATTTGCCAAAAAATTGCCCAGGGGGTGAAAATAAAATTCTATGAATCTGCAATGCAGTGCCTCAACAGGACACGTATCAATCCTGAGTTTTATCTTCTCCGGCCAATTAAGGAACAGAGAGTAATACTCTTTGATGACATCTGCACGACAGGAAGTACATTAACAGCAGCCTACGATTTGCTGAAAGACCGGAAACAGGTAATCTGCATCGTCGGCATTAATAACCATTAGCCTATGAACAACAGGAAATTGACCGAAAAACAGGAAAAGTTCTGCAATTATTACCTTGACTGTGACGGTAATGCAAGTGAAGCATACAGGATGGCCTATGACGCATCAAAGATGCAGCCTGAGACGATATGGAGCAATGCAAGCCGGATGCTGGCAAGTAACAAGGTTGCAGCAAGGATAGACGAATTAAAGGCCCAACGTGCAGAAGCATCGAAAATTAGCCGTGATAAGGTGGAAAAGGTTCTCATGGATATTGTCATGATGGACCCGAACGATTTGTATCTTGTAGATCCTGTAACAGGAAAGATAAAACTTAAATCCCCAAGCCAGATGCCGAAGCGTGTGAGAAATGCCATGAAGAAGATAAGCAATGACAAGGGTAAGGTAAGCTATGAGTTCAACGGTAAGGTGGAAGCGGCGAAGCTTCTGGCCAGCATGAACGGATGGAACGCGCCACAACAGATTTCCATCGGAGGTAATCAAGGTGGAAATATTAATGAAATTCGTATAGGTTTTGACCAAGAAGAGGAGTAAATTCTAAAAAATAGAACGATAGTATTAGAAGAAATACGGAGGTTATACAAAAAAGACTCTCATAATTCTAAAAAATAGAACATTTATGCTCATAAATCACAAGAAACTCAATCCGAATGCATTTTACCTGCTGAAATATCTGAATGATGCCACACTTCGATTCATCATCTTGTATGGTGGTTCATCATCTAGCAAGTCTTTCAGCGTAGCACAGTGCGTGCTGATACAGACATTGCAGGACGGTGAGAATACGCTTGTGATGAGAAAGGTCGGAGCATCCATCAGCAAAACCATATATGAGGATTATAAGGTAGCTGCATCATTGTTAGGAATCACACAATACTTCAAGTTCAACCAGAATGTAATCCGTTGCCTGTATAACTGTGCGAAGATTGACTTCTCAGGTTTGGATGATCCGGAAAAGATTAAGGGTATCAGTAACTATAAGAGGGTTCAGCTTGAAGAGTTGTCAGAGTTTGAGTATGCCGACCTGAAGCAGATACGTAAGCGTCTGCGTGGTAAGAAGGGGCAGCAGATTATTGCCGACTTCAACCCTATCAGTGAAACACACTGGATAAAGAAAGACTGGCTTGACAACGAGAAACTGCATGATGTTCCTATGGTTGTAGAAATTGGCGGCCGGATAATACCGGCAGAGCTGACAAAGGTGAAGTCTTTAAAGATGAACGAGGGGCGCTCAATAGTGAATCCTGTAACTAAGGAAATTGAGGAGTATCCTCCAAATATGGTAGTTATACAGACAACATACCTGAATAACTTCTGGGTTGTCGGTTCACCGGATGGAACGTATGGATACTACGATGAGCAGTGTGTGATGGACTTCGAGCATGACCGTATTCATGACCCGGACTACTACAACGTGTATGCGTTGGGAGAGTGGGGTGTAATTAAGACCGGAAACGAGTTCCTCGGTTCGTTCAATGTAGGAAAGAACAGCGGTGAATACAGTTACATACCTGGATTGCCAATTCATCTTTCTGTCGATAGTAACGTATTACCGTACATATCTGTCGGCTACTGGCAGGCAGACTTGAGCAAAGGTAAGGATATGTACCAGATTGCCGAGACCACGGCTGAAAGCCCGAACAACAGCGCAAGAAGAGCCGCGAAACTGGTATCCAAGCGACTGCAGGAGTTAGGATATGACGGTAAAATCTACCTTCATGGTGATGCATCAGCCAAATCCGCCAACACTATCGACGATGAGAAGCGTTCATTCATGGACCTGTTTATTGACACGTTGAAGAAAGACAACTGGATTGTTGAGGATAAGGTGGGTAACAGGAACCCGTCCGTATCCATGACCGGTGAGTTTGTCAATGCTGTTTTTGAGAAATCATTGCCCGGCCTCAGCATAAGCATAGACGATAGTTGCAGGGTATCGATCGAGGACTACCAGAGCGTACAGAAGGATGCTAATGGCGCAATCCTCAAGACAAAGATAAAGGACAGCGTAACGAAACAATCCTATGAGGAACACGGGCACCTTACCGATACTTTGAGATATGTTGTACATGACGTCATGTACGAGGAGTATTCCCAGTTCTCGAGCCGTCGTAAACGCAACATGTATTCTGACAGAAGCGTGTTCGGATTCTTCAATCCTTCAGTCGAGTATCAGTATTCACAGAAGATAGTGTACATCATGCCGAATGTTGGAGGAAAGTTCTATATGTGTCAGGTTGCAAGGTGTGGAGAAAAATGGCATGTTCTTGACCTCGTAATGCGTGAAACTGTATCACTCGAAGAGATGAAGTCTGTTATATGTTCACATGATGCAGGAACGTACATCGTGGAATCGTCACCTGCATATTACCAAATGGCAAGGGAACTGAGAAATACGCTTCCGGAAGTAAGGATTAAGAAGGAATATCAGGATATGGATAAGAGAATAGCTGCTACATCCGATTTCATTAAGTCATACTTCCTGCTTTCTGAGACCGGTATGGAAAATGATGAGTATATGGCATTCATAACTGAAGTTCTTGACTACAATGATGAAAATATAAGTGGAGCCAGTGCCCTGTTAAGTGGTATAGCGTATACATTGATAAAATCATATGTTAGTTAATATAAGAAATAAAAATATAGCAAAAATGTTATGTTTCTATTTGGAATATTATAGCAAAAACGCTATCTTTGCAATGTCTTAATAAATAAACGGTCTTTTAAATTATGAAGTACAATCAGTTTTTTGCGGAATTGACCGCAGCAGGTTGTTACGTTCTCAGGCACGGGGCTAACCACGATATTTGGTACAGTCCCAAGACGGGAAACAAGTTTGCTTTGTCAAGGCACGGCAAACAGGAAGTACCTACCGGGATGGAACGTAAAGCAAGAAAGGTTCTTTTGGGGGAATAATCCCCCAACCTTTTTGCACTTCATGGTTGGAAGATGTTTTTTGTTGAGACAATTGGGGGCGGCATAATGCCGTACCCCTTTTACTAAAAAAGAGGAAGTATGAAAGTTACGGCAATTATGGAAAAGGCAAAGGACGGGCATTATTCTTGCTATGTGGAGGAAGATTTGCCCGGTTTCGGATTATCTGGCTTTGGAGATACGGCAGAAGCTGCCAAAGAGGATATGATGAAAGCGTATCAGGAAATAAAAGAAATGCAGGAGGAAGAAGGCAAAGAAGTGCCGGAACTGGAGTTTACCTACAAATATGATATGCAGTCCTTCTTTGATTATTTCTCTTTCCTGAACGTAACGAAAGTGGCTGAACTGGCCGGTATCAATCCGTCTTTAATGCGTCAATACACATCAGGCGTAACCAATCCCGGACAAAAGCAGTACGACAAGATACGTGTAGCTGTGGAAAGAATCTCAAAGGAGCTTTCCGAAGCAACATTCTAAGATAATGTACCGCCGTGAGGCGAGACCGTTTATTAAGACAATCAAGCCCTGTTCCGCATTTTGATGGAGCAGGGCTTTTTATTTGTCGCTATGCGTTATAAAAAATGACCTGTCGTTTTACTCAAAACGCCTTGTCGTTTTTTAAGTATTATATTTTGTAGCGAAAATGTTACAATAAAGTTTGCATAATTGTAGCGAAAATGTTACCTTTGTATTGTTAAATAACAAAAGCGATATGAAATTTAGTGAAATGCACAGAAGACTTGAGCAGGCAGGTTGGTATATTTTCAAGGAAACAGACCACCGCTACTACGCTCACAAGGATTTTCCTTACTTGATTAAAGTCGGTCGGCATGGTAGTAAAGAAGTACCGCCAAATGAGTTTAACAAAGTAATGAAGAAAGCAGGGCTAAAATAAGCCCTGCACTTCATTATAATATATAATACGATTATGAAGAAAAGGGTAAAAGCAATCATCAGCAAGTCCGATACGGGATTTGTTATTATGATGGAAGGGTTTGATTGGGCTATGTCGTATGGCGACACATTAGAGGAGGCCAAAGCTGATTTTGAGAACTTTCCGAAGGAGTACATAGAAATGTCTAAGGAAGCAGGGAAGGAGATACCGCCTGAATTAAACAATGGCGAATTGGAGTTTGAATATGTTTATGACTTGTCAGGCTTCTTTAAACAGTTCCCGTTCATTTCTGCTACGGCATTGGCTAAAAGACTGGGAATAAATGAAGGACTTATGAGGCGTTATAAGTCCGGTTGCGCTCCTGTAGGAGAAATGCAGAAAAAAAAGATATTGGATGGTATTCATGCCATCGGAAAAGAACTGCTTTCCGTTCAATTCTAAGTCGCTTTTGTTATTGTACGAGAAAGTGAAAGCCGGAACGTTATGCTTCCGGCTTTTGTATTTCCTTAAACATCTAATTCCAATAACTTTCTTAAATCCTCAAACGAGTGAACTTCGTAAATGGTTCCTTTCACTTTAACATAGCCGTTTACTTCGGAATTAGGAGAAACGTTTGTAGCAGCAAATAAATCTCTAAATTCAACATCAAGAGCTTTTGCGACCTCTATCAATGTAGAAATAGAAGCTCCTTTTCCTCCATTTATTATATTACTTACATATTGTGGAGCTTTCCCCATTTTTTCAGCAAGTTCTTTAGAAGTCATATTCTTATCTGAAAGAATATCCTTAATTCTTAGTTTGAATATTTCATTGTCTGTACCCATAAATCTTTTGTTTTGTGCAAAGATAACAGTGTTTTGCTTGATAAAGAAAATAGGTTTATTAAAATATATTAAATAAACTCTTTTTCTTTTCTTTTTCTTGTTAGATAAAGAAAATAGGTTTATATTTGCATCATCAAACAAGACGTGATAACAATTAATTATAAAGAATTATGGCAACAAGCAAGTACGACAAATCAAAGGTTATGAAAAGAGCATGGTACATCTACAAACACTCTTTCATGTCATTTGCTGACGCTCTCCGTGAATCATGGAAACGCATCAAGGAAGAAGTAAAGGCAGAAGAAAAAGCGGCTGAAAGACAGGCGGAGTTTCAGAAGAAGAACGCAGCCTACAATTACCGTCTAAACCGTACTTACTATGGCTGTAGATTTGGGCACAATGACTGGACACGTGATTTTCAGAATGATGCGAAAGTAGCTGTCAATCGTGCGGTGTATTTAAATAGAATATCTTAGTATTAACAATGTGTGCGGTAGTACCAGTACCGCACACCATAAACAACTTAATTATATGAATAAAACAGTAGTTTACAACGGCAAAGGTAATGAAATTATGCCTACGTTGGTATTTGAGAATGAAAAAGGTGTGGATATTACCACAAGCTTAATTGTGGCACAAGTGTTCGGCAAAGAGCATAAAAATGTTTTGAGAGATATTGAAAGCCTCTCATGCTCTGAAAGTTTTAGGGTGCTCAATTTTGAGCAGACCCCCTATGTTCACCCTCAGAACGGACAAACTTATAAGATGTACACTATGACCAAAGACGGTTTCAGTTTCTTGGTAATGGGCTACACGGGCGAAAAGGCTGGCGAGTTCAAAGAACGCTTTATCAACGAGTTTAATAAACGAGAAGCTATGTTAAAGAGCGATGATTATATCCTCATGCGCTCAATGCAAATACTGCAAGGCAGGATAAAAACCATTGAAGCGGATAATGAACGACTTGAGCAACAGAACAACTACTTGACCAACGAAATAAAGCAGTCAGCCCCTAAAGTAAAGTATTATGATGACTGTCTGCAATCGGTGAATACATTGACTACTACACAAGTGGCAAAGCAGATAGGACTGGATGCAGAGAAATTACATAAAAAGCTCAAAGAGATAGGGGTAATATACCGCCAGTCAGGTCAATGGCTTTTGCATTCTCCGTATTCCACATGGGGACTACATGCAACACGCACGCAGACTTATACACGTTCTGACGGTTCTACAGGTACAAGTATATATACGGTTTGGACTGAAAAAGGAAGACGGTTTATCATCGCACTATATCAGGAAGGATTTGACTTGAAAAAGGCTATCAAACTGTTATAAGAATAAATTCAATAAGCATTTATATAGAATATCATATACGTTTTAGAATTATAGATTATGGGTAGAAATGTTGCTAAAACTCAATCATTTGAAGTATTAAATCAACGTATAAACGAACTTGAAATGATATGCTCTCAACTTAGTGTGATGATGAGAAAGATAGAAATGAATTTTGAAATCGATACAAAAATCCAGAAACTTTTGGATAGTGCAAAGGAGCAATGCGAAGTATCCGGAAGAACTGTTACAAATAATATCCATTTACATGTGATAAGAGGAGGTAAATATGAAGAAATCTGAATACTATTCTAAAATAGCATCATTATATCCATTATTATTGTGGTTCTCTTATCGTTATTGTAGAATAGAAGATGACAGAAAGGATCTTGTCATGGATACAATCTGCAAAATGCTTGAGAACTATGGTAAGTATAATCCAGAACATGATATATGCTCATGGGGATATGTGATAATGAAAAATCTGTATTGTACGAGATATAAAAGGTCTAAAATTATAGGTTTTATTGATGTTGAAATGATTGATGAACCTGCTGTTATAGATGTTGATGTAAGTATTACAATTATGCTTGAAGAAGTAAGTAAGATTCTATTAGATAGAAGAGTAAAACGTGATGAAGTCATTCTTTTTTCAGAGGGATATTCATATGATGAGATTAGCATTATAAAAAAGATTCCATTAGGAACTGTGAAAAGCAGAATTTCTGATAGCCGTAAACTTCTTAAAATGTTTTATTCAGAAAGAATTTTGTTCTAAAAAAAGAAAGCAGGCCTGATTGTCGGTCTGCTTTTATTTGTATGTATTTATAAATATTCAATGGTTTAAGAGTTCTTTTGTGCAGTATGGCATATACCATCATAAAATTAGGGTAAGGTTGGTTTTATTTACAATATATTGATACATAGTGATTTATTTGCATTTTAACCAAACAGGAAAAATGCAAGATTTTTGCAAAATCAACATCGTATATACCCATAATTTATCTTTGTCATATAAGGATAAACTATGGGATATACAATTTTAAAACAGGATACTATTCCGGCATGTGCTGGGCTGAAAATGGCCAGTGAACCACAGACTATATCAACACCAAAGGAGGGTGTAAAAGATAGTGGTTATATTGACCGTTGTGACGTGCATGAGTTATTCGTATCCCCACTGGTTTGCGGTCATAATTACATGGAACTGTTCCGTTCTGTTCCAGAAGTATTCTTTCCGATTGATTACATTGCTTCACGTATATCAGGTTCCGGATTCCAATTGAAGAAGGTAAAGGACGACAGCGTGGTCTGGGAAAACAAGAGAATGAACCAGATTCTCACAAAGCCAAATTGTCTTATGTCTTGGAACGAGATGATATATTCACACTTCGTATATAAGCTGTGCACTGGCAATGCTTTCTTTCGTGCTGCTATGGGAGAAACATTCAAGGACCAGCCAAAGTGGAAATGGTGTGATAACTTTTGGGAACTTCCTGCTGATTTTGTTAATGTAGAGCCTAACAGAAGTGTCAATAGTCCAATCTTTGGAATAGCATCTGAAGATGATATTATCCGTTGTTACCGTCTGAATTACGGATATGTGAGTACGATGGAAATCCCTTCATATCAGATATGGCATGACCGTGACGGCTCACCTGAATATATGTCAATAAACGGGTTCCTGAAATCAAAGAGCAGGTTGGCCGCTCATCTGAAACCTATATCCAACCTTATTGCTGTATATGAAGCGAGAAACGTGATTTACGTAAAACGTGGTGGTTTGGGGTTCCTGGTATCCAATAAGAAGGATGAAGCTGGTACTGCAGCAATGACAGAAGATGAAAAGAAGGAAATACTTGACAGCCATTTTGGAAAATTTGGGCTGGACCAACGTAGACTTCCTTATGGTTTAAGTGATGTTCCTCTGTCGTTCGTTAGGACAAATCTTACTATCAGTGAGTTGCAGCCATTTGAAGAAACTCTTACCGACGCAATACAGATAGCCGGAGCATACGGTATCCATTCAGTACTTGTACCGCGTAAGGACCAGGCAACATTCAGCAATCAGGCAACAGCGGAAAAGGCTGTATATACATCTACCATCATACCGATGGCCAAGAAATTCTGCAAGCAACTAACTGCATTTCTTGGACTTGAAGAAGGTGGCTATTACTTGGATTGTGATTTTTCTGATGTGGATTGTCTGCAGCAGGGATTGAAGGAAGCTGAGGAAGTCAAGACAATGGTTAATACTAGATGTAAGGAGCAGTTCCTTAGCGGCCTCATCAGTATAAATGACTGGAGGGCACAAATCAAGGAAAGCAGATTCGAAGAACCTCTGTTTGACAAGACTTTGTTCGAGATGTCAGACGAGGAGAGAGAGATAGTAAAACAAGTAATAAGTCTTAACACAAAAAGTGAAGTTGAAAATGGAAGAGAAAACCAAAAGCCTACAGTACAAAACGAAGGCAAATGATGTGGATGAGAAGGGTATCGTAACGGTAGCTGTGAACGGTATCGGTGTGAAAGACTCACAGAACGACGTTTCCATGCCTGGCTCTTTCAATAAGACGTTGAAGGAGAATATAGGTAGAATGAGATGGTTCCTTAATCACCGTACAGACCAGTTACTTGGCGTTCCACTGAGCGGAGAAGAAAAAGAAGGAAACCTAATCATGGTTGGCCAGCTTAATCTTGAGAAGCAGATTGGACGTGATACATTGGCTGATTACAAGCTGTATGCTGAGAATGGAAGAACACTTGAACACTCTATCGGTGTGAAAGCAATCAAGCGTGATGAGACAGATCCGTGCAAGGTGCTTGAATGGAAGATGTTCGAGTATTCGACTCTGACAAGCTGGGGAAGCAACCCTCAGACATTCCTTGTAAATCTCAAGTCAGGTACGCAGGAACAGGTTAAGGAGGCAGTTGAGTTCATCAGGAAAGCGTTCAGAAATACTGATTATTCGGAAGAACGATTAAAACAATATGATATGGAACTGAATCTTCTCCTTAAAGCAATTAATGGAGGTAACGTGGTTACTTGCCCGCATTGCGGACACCAGTTTGATTACGATGAACAACATGAGCATACATTTACTCAGCAGGTGCTTGACAATGCTGCCATGTATTCGAGCTGGCTTACTGACCGTATCGTAAGTCAGGAGATAGACAAACTGGAACCGGAAGTACGTGCAGAAGTTATTGCACTTATTGATTCCGTAAAGTCGGAAGGACTGGAGTTGACCGAGAAATCTGTACAGAACTTCATGGCATACGTCCGTTGTCCGGCATGTTATGGAAGAGTATATAGAAGTAACGCCTTGTTGCAGGATAATAGAACTAACATCTTCTCCGGAAAGTCTGAGCCGTCCAATGACACTCAGGATAAAACTGACGGTAAGCAAGAAGATGATGATGTTAAGAAAAAAGCCGCTGATAGCACTTCTTTCTTCGGTCCTTTGAATGAGGTATTTAGTAATAATGATTAAAATTTTAATTGAAGATGAAGAAATTTACAGTTGCAGATTTCGGTCTTAAGACTGACGGCCTTCCTCAGGAACAGGCTACATTTATGAACAACATCGCACAGATGATGTGTAATGTCATCAACAAGGCGATGGAGGGTGTTATCTCTCCGGAAGATATGGAAAGCAAATTGAAGGGGCTTAACGAAAAGCTGAACGGCTATGATGATGAGAAGTTCAAGCAGCTTGCTAAGGATAACGAGGAACTCATTAAAACGGTTAAAGGTCTTGGTGAGACTATCGATAAGCTGAAATCTAAAGGTATCGGAATGGAAGTCATCAACAAGTTTGATGAGAAGTTGAACGAAATGCTTGATTCAGAGAAATTCAAGGAGTTCGCTTCTGGAAACTGCCGTAAGTCAGGTGTGTTCGAAGGTTTCTGTTTGAAGGACATTGTATCAATGACAGATAACTATACAGGAGACCACCTTACTACTCAGCAGCAGAATCGTGTAGTTTCGCAGGTAGCCAACAAGCGTGTCCATATGCGTGATGTTATCACTACATTGCAGGGAGATCCGAAGTACCCGAATCTTGCGTTCACACAGGTGTACGATTTTGACAGAAATGCGCGTTATGTTACTGAGAATGGAAAGCTTCCCGAATCCAGCATTAAAGTGAAGGAACAACAGACAGGTACGAAGCGTCTTGGTACTCATATCCGTCTGTCAAAGAGAATGCTCAAGAGCCGTGTATTTATTCGGTCATTCATTCTAAAGATGCTGCCTGAGGCTGTATACAATGCTGAAGACTGGAACATTCTGTTTGGTGACGGAAATGGAGAAAACCTGCTTGGTATTGTAAACCATTCAGGGGTGCATCCTATTGAGGAAATCATCAGTGATTCCATTGTCAGCGGTACTGCAGGTTCCGTCAAATCTGTATCCGGATGTAACTCAAACAAGGATACGATTGTAGAGTTTACAAATCCGCAGGACTTGATTCTCGACGGAATGACAATCACATTTACAGGAGCCACAGGAATTACTGCTCTTAACAGCGCAAACCAGTTGGTCAAGATGAATGACCGTCAGATTCTATTGAAGGGCGTTGCGTACTCGGAAGAGACTTCTACTGCATCAATGACATTCAAGGTAAGTAATAGTGCGTTCAAATCCGTAGAGGAGCCAAACTCTTTGGATGTTGTCAAGACTGGTTTCGCTGTAATGACGTACGCTCAGTACACTCCAAATGCAATTGCTTTGAATCCTATTACTGTGAACGCTATTGAGTCTGAGAAGGACACGACTGGTCGTAATCTTGGTATCATAACTACCGTAAACGGTGTGAAATATATTGCAGGTCGTCCTATTATCGAAACCAACAATATTCTGCCAGGGAAATATCTTATCGGTGATTTCAATATGGCTGCTTCCCTTGTTGATTACACCTCTTTGACTCTTGAATGGGCTGAGGACGTTGAAAGTAAGCTGCAGAACGAAGTTGTACTCATTGCTCAGGAAGAAGTAATTTTCCCAGTATATATGCCGTGGGCATTCGCTTATGGAAGTCTGTCAGCATTGAAAGAAGCAATCACTAAAGCCTGATGCTTATGTATTTGCTTAATGGAGACGAGAAGGCTCTTGAATCTGTCATAAAAGAACAGCGTATCCGTATTGGCCGTGGGTTGATTACCATCACCCCGGTCTCGGAAGCTGGGCTTGTTCCGGAAGAGGATGTCAAAAAGACATTCGAGAGCCAGCAGAAGATTATTGACAATCTTTCTGCAAAGAATGAGAATTTACAGAAGGAGAATGAAGAATTGAAAGCAAAGATAGCAGAACTTGAAACACACTTAGATGATAACAAAGATGTTGAAGATGCAGACTCTAAAGAAGTTGAGCAAACCGACACTAAAGAGGTTTCTGCCGAAGATGAAAAGGCAACCGTTGTTCAGGACGAGAAGAAAGTTTCTGCTTCGAAAGCGAAAAAATAAGGAATTGCCATGTTGATTGATGTGTCATATTTTGTAGAAGGCCCACGTCATATTCAAAACGCCTCAACATCAAAGACGGCCGGTGCCGATTCTTTAGCAGTAACCGGTCATATTGAAGCATATATTAAGGAGTTGCAGCCTGTTTTCCTCGAAGCCATGCTTGGGGAAAAAGAAGCAGGTTATGCAATGGATTACCTTGATTTGTCTGATGATGAAGAAAAAGAAGATACTGAGCCGTCTAAGTATGAAATCGTATGCAACAAACTGAAAGAGCCTTTTGCTGATTTCGTGCTGTTCCACATACTTCGTGATTCTTCATCGGAAGCTACAATAACCGGGAATGTCCGTCTGAAGTGTTCCAATGAGTACATCTCACCTGTCAATGCCCAGGTTATTGCATGGAACAGGATGGTTTCCGCCAATGTGAAGTTCATCCAGTGGGCGCGTGATGGTAATTGTCCGATTGACCTTGTCACACAGACTAACATGTTGATTAAGATTAACCAGTTCAATCTATGAAAGGTATCGTTGAGATTATTGGAGATGTAGTAAAGGAAATGAGTGGGAACCTTACAATCGTAATGCCTGCTGACATCGAGAATGACAGGTTCGAGGAAGTTAAGAATCCTGAACTGAACTACATATTTGGTTCGGCCCAGTATGTGAAGGATAAACTTGATGAATACAGCAAAGTACCTTCAACATCAGAACGTAAGTTCCCGCTTGTCGTACTGTTCTGTCCTGTTACAGAAAAGAGAGACAGTCTGGACTATTATTCAAAGGTTTCACTGAATATCCTCATAGCGTGTTCATCAACGAAGAGCTGGAGCAATGAACGGCGTCTGTATGCTTCATTCATCAACATTCTTCGACCAATTTATGAAAGGCTGATTGAGGTAGTTAGAAATGATGAAAGGTTTGATATATACTATGACAGCATCGTTCCGCATGAATATTCTGAGAACTACTCGTATGGCAGATACGGAGCCTATACGGAATCCGGAGAGGAAGTGAGCGAGCCTATTGATGCCATAAATATACGCTCGATGGAATTAATAGTTAAAAATCAAAGTTGTAGGTAATGAGAAATACAAGAGTGTGCGAAAGCGCAGAAATGAATACCGGTGGTTCGGCCTGCAAGGTTGACTGGGGTAAGGTAAAGGGAGCAATACTTGTAGAGCATGGAGTAAAACTACCGGCAAATATTACTGCCGATGAGTTGGAAAAAATGTGTCATGCTGACAGACCAGGCAGAATTTATCCTATTCATACATTCGTTGAATATGCGAAGAATGGTGGTGAAGCTCAGGTTAGTGCTGTGGGATACGGGGCAAACCAGTACAATGGCCTCAACGCTCAGACAGATACTTTCACACTTCCTCGTTTTGATGAAATTCTGAATGCTGAGCTGTTGCGTTGTGCTAACAAGGAATGGGATGTGTACTTCTGGGATTCAAACAGAATGCTTATCGGTTACAATGATGGAACTGATATTCTTGCCGGAATTCCGATGTCAACAGTATATCCAGGTGCCACACCGTTCAGCACAAGCAGTGCGAAGTCAAGTATGACGGTAAATTTCTGCCACATGGATGCAGAAGACAGCCAGTTGAACTTTGACTACTTAAAGTTGGATTTCAATCCTGCGAATGTGATTAAGGGACTGACTGAGGTCATGTTAGTTGAAAACGAAAGCAACAAATTCAAGATTATTGAATGTGTAGGTGGATATGACAGAACTGCTGAATTTGCAACAGAATTGTCCTCAGGTGCATCCGAGGTATTTGATGGGGTTACATCAGCTTCGTATGAGGACGGTTATCTCACAATTACTCCTGGTGAAGGTGAGATTTCAGTTAAATCACCTTCTGTTCTGTACGAGAAAGATGTCAAATGGGTTGAATTTGTAAAAGTAGTTAAAGCAAAAGCATGATTGTAGATGGAGTCAATTTTGTGGAAAAGCAGGTCAAGATGATGTCGAAAAAGAAATTCATTGATACCCACATGACCTGTATCTGGCAGAAAGTTTCTGAGGAGAATCGAAAAAAGAAACTTTCTGACGTGTATGAACGAATTACTGGTAAGTCTGTAAAGGATGCTGACGGTGAGTCTGCTGATAAGTGATGGTTTTGGTTGATTAAGCCGGGCGGAAGTCCGGCTTTAATTTTAATTGTATGGCTGATTTCGAGAAATTGGAGAATGTGATAAACAGAATTGCATCAGGATTTGAAAAGTCATGTATGGATTGCCTTCAGGAAAACAATATAGAAGTTGCAGACCTTGTAAGGGAACAGCTATATTCAGGTCTTGACGGTAATACAGACAGTCTTAGACCAGGATATTCAGAAGATCCATATTTTAGAGAAACTACATCTATGTGGCATAATGATCCAGACGGGTATATTGAATGGAAAAGGAAGATAACACCTCCGATAAAAAGTCCGAGACTGAATCTTCCTCCAAGGCCTGTTGATGTTCCTAACTTGTATATTACCGGTCCGTTCCATGAAAGTATCCGCGCATCTGTTGCAGGTGACACTCTTTCGATTGATACTGTGGGATTCGTTGATGGTCCTGACATAGTAAGGAAATACGGGAATGACATTCTCATGTTGGGAAAGGACGCAAGAGAGTATGTTGTACTTCAACTTCTCGAGCCTTTTTTGAAACGTTTTTTCAAACAATGTGGGTATAAATGATGGGATGCGGTTGCGAGAATAAGAAAATCATGTCTGACTATGAGCGTGTGGCCATGCTTGCAAAAAAAGCTGCCATGCTGGACGGATGTGTGTACGTTGTGTACAGGAAGAGTGACGGTACCTACTCGTTCGATAAGGAAGGTACCAAGGTGGATGGCGTTATTGTTGAATATAAACATTACTTGTGATGGGAAATTTGAAATTGAAGGATTTCGTCGATGAGGAATCATTGAAGAAGTTGCAGGAACTTAGGAGTACAATATCAGATGTAAGGCAGGATTACAAGGATGCTGCATCGGAACTTATCAAGGGACTTACTGTTGACGTCAAGGTAAAGGGAGATATTGACAAGTTGCAGGCCATATATAATACTCAGGCTAAGAACGTATCTTCCGCATCTGAAAAACTTACTGATGCATTCAGTCGTCAAGCAGAGGTCGCTGAACAACTGATGAAGAAAATCAAGGAGAAGGCAGATGCAGAAAAGCTGAGTACAAAAGAGGTAAAGGAATTGTCAAAGGCATCAGCAGAAGCATCCAAGGCAATGCAGCAGGCTGCTAAGGCTGAGGAAGCAATGAATAAGGCTCAGAAAGCTGCGAATACTACCAGAAAGGCTGCTGCCATGACCGAGGAGGAGCGAATCCGTTTCATCAAGGAATCTTTGGAGTTGGCAGACAAGGAGGTGCATAGTATTGATGAAGCGAACGAAGCAAATAAGAGATTGCGTCAGGCTGTAAAGATGGTACGTGATACTGATGAAGATTATAAGAATACTCTTGGAAAACTTAATTCTACTATCGGTGTCAATACAGATTACGTTAAACGTAACAGTGACCGATATACTCAGCAGAAGATGGAAATCGGAAACTACAAGGAGAACATCAAAGCTGCATGGATGGAGATAGAGCGAGGAAACAGCTCCATGAAGAATATGGGTATCATCGCATCGAATGTCGGTAATATTTTAAGACGTAATTTTTCTAAAGGCATAAGTAATGTAGGTGTTGGTGTCGCATCAATGGTAAAAGGATTTGTAGGAGCACAGGCTGTACTGACAGGTGTTCAGAAGTTAATATCATTGTTCAAGGGTGGAATACAGACATCTATTGAATTTGAAGCTGCTAACTCAAATCTTGCTGCAGTCCTTGGTACAACATCTGATAAGATTAAAGACTTGCAGAACGATGCCCGTGAGCTTGGAGCATCAACCAAGTACACAGCAGCAGAAGCCACAAACTTACAGATAGAACTTGCTAAGTTAGGTTTCACAGCTCAGGAAATTAAAGACAGTACGCAGTATATCTTACGGTTTGCTCAGGCTACTGGTGCGGAACTTCCTGATGCGGCTTCGTTGGCCGGAGCAGCTTTAAGAATGTTCGGTGCCTCAACAAAAGAGACCGAGCGTTACGTGTCCGCAATGGCTGTATCTACAAGTCGTAGTGCGTTGTCATTCTCTTACCTTGCGACAGCGATGCCTATTGTTGGCCCTGTAGCCAAATCATTTAACTTTACCATTGAAGACACGTTGGCGTTGTTAGGAAAGCTTTCTGATGCTGGATTTGATGCGTCAATGGCTGCGACAGCTACACGTAACATTCTGCTTAATCTTGCAGACAGTAACGGTAAGCTTGCAAAGACATTGGGTGAGCCTGTTAAGACGTTGCCAGACCTTGTAAATGGGCTTGTCAAGTTGAGGGATAACGGAGTTGACCTTAACACCACACTCGAACTTACGGATAAACGTAGCGTGTCCGCATTCAATGCGTTCCTTACGTCAGCTGATAAGATTGTCCCACTCAGAGAACAGATTACAGGAGTAGAGGGGGAGTTGCAGTCAATGGCAGATGTGATGTCTGACAATATGGCTGGTTCGTTGAAGTCTTTGTCATCCGCATGGGATGAACTTATGCTTACTATAAACGGAAGTAACGGATGGATGCGCAGCGTGGTTGACTGGGTTACTGGTATGGTACGTGGACTTTCCGCTTTACTTGCTTCTGTGGAAACAATCGAGACAAAAATGATGTCTGGATACGAGAAGTCATACATGAAAATCACAAAGAGTGCGGACATTATCGGGAAGTACGAGGCACAGATAGCTAGAGATACAGAGAAATACGTGAAGCAGGGAATGTCTGCAAAAGAGGCTGAGGAAAAAGCACGTGACATACAGCTTAAATCACTTGAGGAACGTATAAAGAAGGAAGAAGTGCTGATAGCTGATGCGGAAGCTAAGAAGAAAGAGATACAGGATAAGGAAACTTGGTATAATAAGGCATACCTTCATAAAATGGAGGATGGAAGCTATAAGACATATGCTGCTATGGAACTGCAACAGTCCGAAGCTATCGCAAAATCAAAGGCAATGATTTCAGTGTACAAATCGTTGTCGAGCGAGATAAAGAATGTGTCAGGTGCAAGTACGAATGGAGGTAATGGTGTAAAAATAGAGACAGATAAGGAGAAGGCTGCACGTTTGAAGGTTGAAGCTGACTTGCAGAGGTCTCAGACTGCACTCATGGAAGAAGGACTGGAGAAGGAGCTGGCTGTTATACGTAATGGTTACCAGCAGAAGATTGATGCCGTAAAAGGTAATTCATCCGCAGAAATGGCATTGAGAAAATCGTTACTTCAAGAAATGAACAACGAATTGGCGAAGGCTTCTGAGGAGTATGAAAAGAATCGTGCAAGTATTGACCTTCAGAATCGTCTTGCTTCCGTTGAGGAAGGTAGTGAGGAAGAAATGTCCGTTCGTCTTGATATACTTGATAAGCAGAAGGAAGAAGAAATGAAGGCTGCTGAAAGTAATGGTGCCGACGTGAGCCTCATCGAAAAGAAATACATCAATGAAAAGCGTAAGATTTATGAGGAATATGCTGCTGATTCCATTGATGAAATTTCTAAATCTGCTGCAGCAGAACAGGTAGTAAGGAATGCACAATATAATTCCGACATGAAGGAACTGGAAAAGCAGCATGCCCAAAAACTTGTTTCTGATGAGGAATATGAGAAGAAGAAGGCTGAGATAACAGAACGGTATTCGATTGATACCGCTAAAGCTGCTGTTGACTCGTTGGAGGAACAGCTATCTGTTGAGAATCTTAGCCAGAATGACCGGGAAAAGCTTGCCGAACAACTCCAGAAGGCAAAGGCTGATTTGGCAAATGCTGAAGCTGATGCCGAGATTGCTGCAATAAATAGGGTGAAGGATGAGGAAGAAGACTCGTATAAGAAGAGGATGAAGAATGCTCAGAAATGGATGAGTGTAGCATCTGAGGCAATAGGTAACATTGGAAGTCTGATGTCCGCTCTGTATGAAGGAGATATTGAGAACATAGAAAATGAGCAGGATGCAAATGAGGAAGCGTACAATGCTGATGTGGAAAGGATTGAAGCACTTGCCGAAAGTGGAGCAATATCTGAGGAGGAAGCAGAGGTTCGTAAAAGAGCTGCTGAAGCTGAAACATCAAGAAAGAATGAGGAACTTGAGAAAAAGAAAGTTCAGTTGCAGCAGAAGCAGGCTAAATGGCAGAAGGGTGTGGACATTGCTCAGGCTGGTATAGCAACAGCACTTGCAATAACTCGTGCATTACCTAACCTAGTACTTGCTGCAATAGTAGGTGCAATGGGAGCGGTACAGATAGCGACTATCGCAGCAACACCAATTCCTGCATACAAGGAAGGTACTAAGAACGGTGGACATATTGGAGGATTGGCTATCGTTGGTGATGGTGGAAAGCGGGAGGTTGTTGTGTATGGTGGTAAGTCATGGGTAACTCCAGATGTTCCTACCGTGGTAGATTTACCGAAAGGTGCTGAAGTGTTCCCTGATATAAGCGAATTCAATGAGAATGTAAGAATGAATACTATATATGATTCAGGAATAAGTAGTCCTGTTGTTGTAAATGATTATTCTGAACTATCTCGTGAGATGAAAGGAATGCGTGTAGAACTCAGGAAAATAATGAAGATAATACATAAGGAAGCATACAACTCTAATTATGAACATTATAAAAGTACAAGATTATGATAACTACATTAAGCAGGTTGAGTATGTTTGATTTTATTGAACTTCTTTGTGGAAACAGAGAAGTTCTTATGGAGGAAGGTGATAATAATTCCATGCTGGAAAATGTGGCTTCAGAATTGATATATCAGTATCAGAGCATAGTAAATCCTTCCGGAATAGAATCTGCAATTTTAGAAAAGGAAGAGAAAATAAAGATTAAGTACAGGATTACTATTGCAAAGATATTGAAGGCGATTATTAGCATAAACGCTGTAGATGATGTTGTTGGACTTCTGTCAGAAATGGGAATTACTGGTATTGAGCGTGAAAAGATTCCTTCAAGAATAGACCGTATGATTGCAGAAGCGGAGTACATGAGAAAGAGGATTGAAGATACTTCTTCTGCTGATAGAAAGAAAAATACTCCTGATGATGTACGTGCATCATTTGACAGGGAGATAGCGTTTCTTATGACTTATTTCAAAATGAATATTGACACAAGAATCATTACTGCAGGTGTGTATGCGAATATGGTTCATCAGGCAGATGTTGAAATTAAAAGAAAATTGCATCGTTAGATAACTTTTTTGCTGCTTGTCGAATTTTTTTCCGTTTGGTTTGTAACACGATTGTAACACTAATAATCGTAATAGACATGGAAGAAAAATTCGACAATGTGGCTTTATTGCCAGTAATTAATGAGAAATGTGACATAATAATTCATCTTTTATCGTCACTTTGCGACAACCCGGATTTTCTTATAGACTTACTCAGAAAGTCTACTGAGAAGCAGAATAAGTTTTCATCATCTCGAATGAAAATATTGCATGGACATGGGGTTGGAGCAGATAGTGATTGAGCAATATCAGTGGATATTGGGACTGGCAAGAAAGTATTGCAGGAATATGATGGACGCAGAAGACCTTGCCGAAGAGACTGTGTATAAGATTCTGTCAAATAAAAGTAAATATGATTCTTCCAAGAGCTTCCGACCATGGTGCAGCGTTATTATGTTGAACACATATATAACAACATACAATCATGAATCATTGATACGTTTCGATTCTGAGGAGAAGGCTGATCATATCCATTCTTATTTCAATGCGGACAATGAAACGTTAAGGAATGAACTTTATGGGATAATTGAAAAATGCAGGAGAAAATCATGTTCCGTTGATTGCGCTATAATGTATGCTGAGGGTTACTCTTATGAAGAGATAGCAAAAAAGATGCATATACCATTAGGTACGGTTCGTAGCCGTATCTCGTTTGCTCGTAATATGATTAGACAATGTGTTGTAGATTAATAAGTTAATTATGGTTTGACAATTGAAAATGGCGAAGTTTACGATTGCATATATAGTCAATCTGAACTATCTTTATAGTACAATTAAAATATAAGTCAAACCAAATAATTAGCATTATGGAAAAGAGTAATTTTCGAGTAAGAGTGATGAAGTATGCACACCAGTTAGCAAAAACAACAGAATACACGTGGAAAATCTGTCTTATTAAGGCATGGGAGTTATACAGACTTGCTAAAAATATGAGAAAGGGTATTGTGAAATTTGCATTCCAGAAAGTTGACGGAAGCATCAGACATGCTTCCGGAACATTGTACAATCTTCCGGCCGGAACATCAATTCACGGAAAAAAAATGACAAAGCCAAGTTACAAGACATTTGCATACTTTGATGTAGATAAAGGAGAGATGAGATGCTTTAAGATAGAAAACCTTGTAACTGTTTATTGATATGGAAAGTTTTATTGTTACTACTTCCGGGGAAGTATCATTTACTTTCCCGGCAAACGGGAGTGATTTCTCGTTGAAAGAATTGCAGGATTCTGTTAATGGATATATAGAGATTGTTCCAATAAGAAAGAATGTAGGTCCTTTGATTTTTAAGGAATTTGATAAGGAGGGGTTTGCAATAAAATTGACTGATGAATATATTATGATTGTTAACTCTGATGGGAAGATTGAGTCTCAGCAGTTCAATTATGTAGCAACAGTACTGGCAACGGCATCGGAATCCATAAGTCCTGGAGACTGGATTGCTGGAGATGTACTTGTCTGCAGAAGTAGCATGGTTAAATAGTTCGGTTTTGTGTAATGTGTTTTATATCAGTTGTTTGCGTGTTTTGGGATGAGCAGGATTTTAGGCAAGCCGTAGTCGGTTTGCCTATTTTTATATATTTGAGAATGAATTAACGACAGGATGATTTGTAGATATTTTTTACATATAGACTCAGATGTTATGGATGTTTCAGATATGATTGAAAATCTGTCTGACATCAAGATAACATATACTCGTACAGGATTAAACGGAGTAACGAGAAAGTGTGGTAGTACAATTAATTTTGTTTTTTCTGCAAGGGATAAGCTGATTGGAGTGTATAAATCAAAAGGTATTAATTCTGTAGTTTACTTCTCAATATCACAAATTATTAATAACTGGGATTTTGTTGAACTATTTAAATGTCAGCTTGATTTCTCGTCTTTTAGCTACGACTCATATTCTGCAAGTATATCATGCCTTGATAATGATATTGAATCAATATTAAATGCTAATAAGGGCACTACGTATGAGTTTTTTGTAGACGAATTGAAGGATGATAAAAAACTGAATTATGATGGTGTTATAATCAGGAATGAGAAGGTATGTATATTATCCGGTGAAACTGTTGAAGGAGAATCTTACACAAGGAAAGAGTTTGACAACAGGGTGCCGGACTGGTGGTGGATACCATATATCGGAACTACAGATTCTGGTTCTGAAATTCATAACAAGTCATTCGTTTTTCAGGACCAGTCTGAATCTATGCCTTCGGTTTCAGGTGACAACACAGGATGGGGATTCCCTGCAAATCCTTGTAATACAAGCTGGTTTCTTGAGTGCTTGCGTGATTCAACTATAACTATAGACTTTAGTACGATAGAATATTCATCATATACACATTTCGGATTTGCTTTGTTCAAGATTGACACAAAAGGTGTGGTACAACCACTGACATGTGGATATTCAAATATGCTTTCGCTTGACTCAAATACGAGACCGAATTCAATTAAGTGGACCGGTCAGTTGAAGAAAGGTGAAAAGCTTCAGTATGCTGTTTTTAATCATAATCCTTTAAATGAAACTCATGCAGATTTGTCAAGCTTGCGAGTAAACACTGGTGAATGTGGTGCTTCATGGGATGAAAGGGGTGACAATTACAAGATTGATATTGTAAGGCCTGTTACATTGCTTAATGCAATATTGAAAAAGATATTTCCTGGAAAGGATATTACCGGTTCTATTATTGAAAGTGTAGTAGGAATAACTAACGACAGGTTGAAAAATTCTTGTCTTGTCGCAGCAGAGAGTATCCGTGAAATGGCTACTCCACGAATATATACATCTTTCTCGAAGTTCTGTGAATATATGGAAGCCGTATATGGATATGTATATATGATTGATGGCAATGATGTGCGTTTTGTACACAGGAGTGAGCTTTTTAGTACCGATAATAAGATTGTTATAGGAAATGTGTCTGAATTTAATTATTCGGTAGCTTCCGACAGAATATATTCATCCGTACAGATTGGATATGAAAAGCAGGATTATGACTTTGGAAACAATGGTTCTGATGAATTCAATTTCAACAATACATATACCACCGGATGTACTATAAAAGATTCAAAACTGACTCTTATATCACCGTATAGGGCAGATTGCTATGGGTTCGTTGAATTGGCTGAAAAGAGAAATCAGGATTCAACGACAACAGACAGTGACCAGCAGATATTTATTGTGTGCGCAGTTGAAAATGAATCAGGATATGATCTTGACAGAAGTGTAGATGTTCAGGGTACATATACTTATTCCATTTTTAATGCGAAACTTGCTCCAGTTTATATGATAGAAGCGAATATGGCTTATTTATCTTCGTTTGCTGGGAAGTTGACATTTGCATCATCGGAAGGTAATTCTGACATCATTATAGACGGTAGAAAAGTGAATTCTGATATAGAGATGGGAAGTCCTATGTTTGGTAATGGTAATTTTTCTTTCACAATGGAGAATACTATAATTGATAGTAATTTGAACTCTTTGTGCATAGAATTATCAAATCAAGAAAAGACATATAAGGGAGCTATTAAAAGCTTGGAATTCAGTTTATCAAATGTGGAAGCTGTCAAGTATGAACTTATAGAAATTAAGTAATATGTATAAGATAAGTCCTTTTACACCATTGTTTTTCAAGCCATCTACGGATATTGGATTATCAAGCAGATATATGCAGTCATTCTCTCCGTATGACCATATTCTTTTGCAAATAATAGCATACAATGAAAGTAATTCCCCATCAGTATATATCGTTGATGTAATAGACGGGAAAAGGCGGATGGTTAACATGAGGTCTTGGTTGATGAACCCCAATGAAACTTTGTATTTCACAGAAATAACAGGATTGAATGATGGCCTATATTCTGTTGAAGTTGATGGGGTATGTTCAGAAGTATTCCGTGTGACAGATGATGTCTCTGGAACTGTTCTATTGCAGTATTCAAATCCTAATAATCTGATGAGAAAGGATGCCGTATTTTGGATTGACAACATGCAATACTTTTTTGATTTCAGGATACCTGGTGGATTCAAGGATGATGATTGGGTTTTCGGAGTAGATAATGAGCAATATACAACTTCAGGTAATGATGTTATTGACATATATAGTATTGACAATGTACAGAAGACTCTTACTATGGGAGGTTCAAAAGGATGTCCAGTGTGGTATGCAGAGTTGCTAAACAAGGCATTATGTTGCAGCTATTTTTATGTCGATGGCGTTCGTTATGCCAGGGTTGATTCTAATGTACCTGAAATGAATGTACTTGTAGAGGGTATAAGGTCTTATGTGTTTAAACAGGCAATAAGAAGGGTTTCATTGTTAAATCCTGATATTGAAACGAACAACAAGATGATAATGAGACGTGTAGATGATTCACGTTATAGAACCATTGATAATGATAATTACAGATTTAAAACTATAGATTTATGACAAACGAAGAAAAACAGGAAATCATATCATCTGTGATTCAATCCTTACAGACAAATTCTGCTACAATAGACCAGTTGAGTGAGGTTGAATCTTGTTCAGAGGGTGATTTTATAGAGCTGAATAAGGGAAGAAAAATCAGTGCTGAGAATCTTGCAAAGGATGTATCTTCAAAAGTTCTTCAAGAAGCTAATCAGGCTGTCGCCGAATCACAGAACTATGCTGAGAAGTCCGAAGAGTCTGCAAATGAATCTGAGGAATATTCTGAAAAATCCAAGGAGTATTCTGAAGAAGCAAAGAGACAGGCTGTATTGGCCGGCCAGTCAGGTGAACTTGCGCAGTATGCGAAAGAACAGGGAGATTATGCGAAAGAACAGGGTGACAATGCTAAGGAGAAAGGAGAAGAAGCTGTTTCTATTGCGGAAGATGCTGCTAAAAGGGTAACGAATGATGTACTTTTTAAATACCAGCAAGCCTTATCTGAAGAGGAACAACAGCAGGTGAAGGATAATTTAGGAATTGATATTCCTTATCCAGGTATTGATACAATTAAACTTGATGGAATATCAGTTACTACTAACACTTCTCCTAATGATAATGCTTATGTAATTTTACCTAATGAAATTCCATTGGGTTCATTTTTAATCTTATGTTTTAAAATAAATAATGATATTACTAAACAATTTAATTTATTTATACCTAGAATAGAAAAAATTGGTAGTTCAGGTATACCATATTATTGGGATGGATATATTACAGTAAATGGATCTTATTCATCAACTACAATAGGAATTACAGTTATACCATATGATAAAAATGAAAAATCTGAAAAAATTAGAATTTATTGTTATAAGTATGAAGATTATGAAAATCAGGTTTTATTAAAAATAGAAAATATTGCTTATCCGACTACGTCTTCAGGTAAGAAATTTCTTGGCTATTACGACTCAAAAAGTTTATTAGATAATGTCATTGGGGATAATGGTTGTTATGCTTATGTTGGAAATCCTCGCCATATATATAACTGGGATACAGAAACAAATGAATGGAAGGATGGAGGAGAGCTTGTTACTATTACAGATAAGGAATTTTCTGAAGATTCAGACCGTCCTGTAGCTAATTCTACACTTTTTAAGAAGTTCAGTGAGATTGAAAAGAACATTACTGATACCAAGAAAGAACTATCTGATAAGATTGATGAAAATATCTTCTTTAAAAATGTTTCTATAAATGGCGAAAGATTAGATTTGGCTTCCGCAGTCAATCTTGTTCCGGAAGAACTCAGAATTCATGGGTTTGAAGTGCGTTATCTTTCCGATGATGGTTCATGGATTGACGTTACTTTCACCGGTGATTCCATTGAAAACTGGAGCACTGAAAGTAACTGGAAACAGATTTCAGGTGGAGGTACTGGAAGCGGATTCTACAATGTTTCCGTGCAGCATCCATTGATAGAAGGGTATTACACTATTGAAACAGCACTTCAGGCAATCGCAAACGACAAGATAGATGATGAAGATAAGAAGGGTAAGATTATTACATTCGAAGTATCTGCAGGTAAATGGGAGGACTATCGTTTTTCAGGAACCAGCATTGAAAGCTGGCTTGAGCCTTCTGCCTGGGAACGTTTCGGAGGTGGAGATGCGATTAAGAAAATTAAAGTAACAAAAGGTATTTCTGTTCAAGAGTTGACACCGGATGAAAATGGACATGTTGACCTTGAGATACCAGTTGTTGAAGTGGACCAGGCCGTTAATGAAAATTCAACTAACCCTGTAAGTGGAAAGGCTGTATTCAATGAGTTAAAGAAGAATACAGGCTCGGTGGCGTCAGGAATACAATTGAACGCGATAGGAGAGGGTGATGAGAAGGTATATTCTATCTCTCTCTTGAACGCAGGAGGTGAAGTGATAAGTACTACAGACCAGTTCTCGGGTGCAGGTGGTGGAAGCAGTCTTGCAACGAAGGTAATTCTTACTCGAGTTACAGCAAACAAGACTGTAAAGATTGGAGACGATGTGAAATTGACATACAAGTATGACCATGTCAATTCTGAGACTGGAGAATCAACGGGAAATCCGGCTAAGGCGATAGTGACAATCATACAAGGTGCTAACACCAATACATTAGAAAGTAACATCTATGCAGGAAGCAGCAATACTGTTGATGTGACAAAGTATATGGGAGTAGGTACCAATACTGTAAGGGTAAAGGTTCAGGTCGGTGAAGGCGCAGAGATGCAGGTTTCTCAAATTACATGGACAATCAATGTGGTTCAGTTGACTCTATCCAGTTCATTCAATATTGCAACATCTATCAATAGAGGAGATAGTGTCACTATCCCTTATGCTCTGTCAGGAGCAGGAAACAAAACATTAAGATGCTACGTTGATGGTGTTGACAAGGAAGATAGAAGTATAACTGCTTCAACAGCGAATGGATCATTCAGTATAGATACATCTGGAATGTCACATGGAACCCATTCTGTTCAGCTTGTCGTAGAACTTGAGCTGTCTGAGGATAATATAATTAAATCAAACAGCATATACTTTGCAATAGGTGTTAGAGAAACTGATAATAATGCTCCGATAGTATATGCAAGGTTCGACTATCCTGATGGAAGCCTTATCTTGGGAGAAAATACGCCTTACATACAAACAAAGCAGTTTGATGTATATACACTATCCTATGCCGCATATAATCCTAAAGAAACTCCTACAAATGCCATCGTATATGTTGGTGAAGATGTAGCCTCATCATCATCTGTTCCTTTCGTTGTACAGAATCTTACGCTTCGTGCTTCTAATTATGGAGAACAGAAATGCCGGATTGTTGTAGGCAAAACTGAATACAGCTTCAGATTGATTGCAGAGAAGAGTGAACTAAATATAAGTGAACCCACAGACGGAATGACTCTCAAACTTTCTGCACAGGGAAGAAATAATAATGATGTCAACCGTGAAGAATGGAGTTATAACGGAATTCAAACTGTGTTCGAAGGATTCAAATGGGGCGGTGACGGATGGATTGGAAATGCGTTAAGATTGAATGACAAAGCTCGTGCTGTCGTTCAATATGCTCCGTTAAGGCAACCAGACCAGAACGTAACTAACGCTTTTGCTTTTGCTGTAAAGTATAAGGTCTCTGAAGTTGTGGATGATGAAGCTGAGTTGATAAGATGCGTTGACGGTGATGGAACAGGTTTTGTGATAACATCACAGGAAGCAAGAATGCAGACTAAAGGTAAGTCCTCATTATCCATGAAGATGGCTTCAGGCGAAGTCTATGAGGTAATGTTTGTCTCATTTCCTAAATCAGCATCTGGTTCATCAGAATATGAGAAACTGAATACTGAGATGGTATATCTGTATATCAACGGAATCATGTCAGGTTCTGTACAGAGGTCTGCTTCTGATAGCATTTACCAGTCCGACCCGCAGTTTGTTACCATGGGAGCAGACGGTGCCACGTTAGATGTGTATCTGTTGAGGGCTTATAATACGTATCTTAGTGATTCTCAGGTTTTGGATTGTTATATGATTGACCAGGATTCTGTTGATGACATGTTTGCGTTGTATGAATCAAATAATGTGATTGATGACAACGGAAATGTTACAGTTGACAGTGTTCCGGACGGAATGCGTTATATCATCATTACCGGGCGGCAGGACAATGGGGTTCCTACTGTTCTCCAAGCGGCTGTCAATAACGACAAAGACCCGAAATATGATGTGGACGAGATGCTTTGTGTGGTGAAAGGGAACCAGTCATTGAACTTCAAGTGCGTGGGAGGATGTATCCGTCTGCAGGGAACTTCATCACTTGCATATCCGATAAAGAACTACCGCATTTATTTCAAGAATGCTTCCAAGGTAGCCGGTGATTTGTATCTTGGCTGTGACGAACAAGGTGTTGGAGGAGAGCTTCAGGAAGAGGCGAAATACTCATTCCGTCAGGAAGGTACATCCAACAAGGCAGCAGCTCCTGTGGATTGTTTCTGTCTTAAGGCTGACTTTGCCGAATCCTCATCATCACATAACACTGGTATGGCAAAAATTGTACAGAATATCCTTACTGCTGCAGGAGAGTTGACTCCTGCTCAGGCACATTGTTCAGGAGAATATGGATATGATGTGCGAACAACCATCGACGGTGAACCTTGTTACCTGTTCTACCGCGGTACCCTGGACGAAACTCCACAGTTCCTTGGCAAGTTCAATTTCAATAACGACAAGTCAACAGAAGCTGTATTTGGATTCTGCGATATACCTGGTTATCATGACCAGTCGTGGGTAGCAGATAAGTTTAGTGGCGTTAACCCGACCGAGTGCTGGGAGTTCCTGAACAATGACTACCCGATGGGCATGTTCCTGGATGATGATTTTGATACAAAGGGTGATGACGGTACCCCGAACTGGCTGAAGGTATTTGAGGCGAGATTCCCGGATGATGACGACATAAACGCCGAGTATGAGGCTGGAACCCGTAAGCCGAAATATCTTGAGCCGTTGGTTAAGTGGGTAAAGAGCACACAGAACGACGGTGGAAAATTCAAGGCTGAGCTCGCGGACTGGTTTGATGTAGACTATTTGTGCGACTATTATATGTTTACTGAAATAATGGGATGCGTAGACCAGCGCGTGAAGAACATGATGATGGGATTCTGGTATGATCCGGAAAAAGACAAGGTTCTTGCCTATATGATATTCTATGACTGTGATACTATTTTGGGTGTGCGTAACGACGGCCGTCTGAAGTATTCCTGGGATGTGGACGAAAACACTGTCGATCCTGAGCTTTCAACTGAAGAAAAGACGGTGTATGCCTATGCTGGTCATGATAGTGTATTGTGGAAGAATCTTCGTGAACAGTTCCCGGAAGAATTGCAGGCTGCGTACAGACGTATTCGTGAACGAATGTCAAACAGCACTATATTTAAAATGTTCGATGACGAGCAGAGCGCAAAGTTCTGTGAACGAATATATAACCTTGATGCTTTGAACAAATATGTTGAGCCGAAGACATTAGGTGTTGAAGTAAATCAGGATGGTTCAGTTACAAATGTCAAGTATTCGTACCTGGAAGCTATGCAAGGTAGTCGTAAGTCACACCGTCACTGGTGGATAACGAATCGTATGGGGTTATTTGATGCAAGATATAGTACGGGACAATATACAGCAACTGATATATCGTTCAAAGGAAATAGTGCTGCAGGTGCTACAGTAAAGGCTACTCCGCTTCGTGATTTCTATTTTGAATTCCGTCGTGAAGGTGATACAATGGTGCATCAAAAGGTTACTAAAGATGTGGAATGGAGTTATACTTATAACCAGATGGCCAACATTGGAACAATATTCCACCTGTACGGTGGTGAATGGATGAAGAAACTGGACCTGTCTGCGTGGGGTGGATTTACGGACATGAGCCTTCCGACGCTTCCTGTTCTTGAGGAGCTTATTCTTGGAGGCAACGCAAAGACATACGCACTGACAGAGCTTGTTCTTGGTACGAAGATACCGATGCTGCGTAAGCTTGAGGTACTCAACTACACCAACCTTCCGAGCCTTGACCTGTCAGGATGCAACCGTCTAGAAGAAGTGAACGCATCCGGATGTACAAAGATGTCTACAATAACCTTTGCTGAGGGTGCGCTTATTAATAAACTTCATCTTCCTGAAAACTTCCAGACTCTTGTACTGCGTTCAATGCAATATATAGAATGGGATGCTATCACATTTGATGCAAAGAATAATCTTACAGGATTATGGATTGAAAATTGTGCCCTTATAGACGGTAAAAAGGTATTTGATGAGATGTTCGCTCTTAAAGGTGCATTGAAATATGTTCGTATAACTGGAATTAATCTGGAAGGAGACGGAAGTGATTTGAAGGTTTGGTATGATTCTGGTATTGGAGGTATTGACGCTCAAGGTATCACTACAAATACAAGGTGTAAGCTGGTTGGCAACTACAAACTGACTAAGTATCTTGATGAAGAAGTGTATGCTAAATATGCTGAACGGTTTGATGAGCTGAATATTCGTCAGCCTCAATATACTATGATTGAGTTTGATGATACAGTTCCGGACGATGCAAATATATCTAACCTTGATAATGAGACCGGATACAAGTTTGGCAATACTTATCAGACAAGTGCTCATATATCAGTTATCAGGAGAAACAGACATCGGGTACTTGGTAAACTGAAATCAGAAGGAAAGATGGTTATATGCCAGCTTCATGATGAGGATAGTAATTATTATGCGGATGCCGAAGTAGCAGCTTCAGGAACACCGGCTAAGTTGGATTCTACTGAAGGTGACGTGTATATATATGAGCCTCATTATTGGTATAAGGGTATCAATGACTACCTGAATAACAAGAAGTATTCATGTTTCAGTTCGAATGAAGAAATGCCGGATAGACCTGAATGTAAGGTTATTGGTTATGATGAGATTGAGTCTGAAAAGAATGTGCGTGAAGGGTATAAACTGACTGTTGGAAGACAGCATCTTGATGATGCTTATTCACAGGATTCAAATTATCTTGTCTGTAAAGTTAACGTGTTTGGATATAAGAAAGTGAGATTCCCGACTGTACTTGGTACATCAATGATTGGGTCATGTTTTACGGATTCCGGAAAGAATGTAGTGAAGGATGTTTTTGTAGATTCTCTAAACAACAGGTTTGTCAATGGTATGTATATTATCTGTGATGTTCCGGAAGGGGCTACGGAATTGAACTTTACTATTCATAAGTATGCGGAATTTGATTGCGTGGTATTGAGCAACAGCGATAAGATTGAAGATATGGAACCTGACTGGGTTGAGCATGAACCGTGTCTGGTAGCTGTCTTTGAGGCATGTACGATAGGTAGTAAATTGTATTCGGCTGCTACAGGTAATGCAAGTGTTGGCTCATTGACTCAGAGTGATTTCATCTATTATGCCAAGCAAAGGGGACTTCAACTTATTGACTGGGAGATGCACAAGGATATAGCTAACTTGTTTTTTGCTTTCTATGGTCGTCGTGATTCTCAGGACCAGTGCGGATATGGACAGTCAACAGAACAGAGAAATATCGGAACTACGGCATTGCTTGGTATGCAGGATACCATAAGCTATAATTCAGATGGAGGAGCACATCAGACTTCCAATGCATGGTATGTACGCCCAAATGAAGATGGAAAGAATGTATATTCTCTCATTTACAATACAAACTGCATGGGATATGAGAATTTGTACGGTGATAAGTATGAATGGTTGTCAGGTGTTTCTTTGCCTAATACGAATACTCAGGAACAATATAAGTTGTTGATAGAGATGCCAGATGGAAGCACTAGAAAGGTAAAGTCTGGTACTGTTAGTGGATATTGTACTGGTATGTATCATCAGAAATATATGGATATTGTAGGAGTACATTCACAGAAAGGAAGTTCGACTACTTATTATTGTGATGAGTTTAATGTAAGTAATGCTGCTAACCGTGTGGTGTGCCGGTCGTACAACTACTCGCATGCGTTTGGCGGTGTCTCGTTCGCGAATTGCGGCTACGATTCCTCGTCCACGTATACGTATATCGGCTCGCGTCTCGCCTTCAGGGGCGAAATCGAAGAAGCGGAAAGCGTGACTGCGTTTAAAGCGATAAAAGCGATTTTGGCATAATATGATTTAGAAAGGTGACGTAGTTTTTTACGTCACCTTTTAAAAACGGGCGTAAGCCCGTCGAAATTTTTTATTTTTTGGATTATGAAAAAAGCATTACATTTGCCACGAGGGTGGATTCCTCTGTACCGTGTGGTGTGCCGGTCGAACAACAACTCGAATGCGAATGGCGGTGTCTCGTACGCGAATTGCGGCAACGATTCCTCGTCCACGAATACGAATATCGGCTCGCGTCTCGGAATCAATCAGAAGGAAATAATGGCTTTATGCCAGGAGGATGAGCCTCAACAAAAGCGGTATTTGTACCGGAAAGTTGAAAAAAAACTTGAATGGGTAGAGTTTGGTAGGGATTTTTCCCGAAGAAGTTGGGCCCGGTGATTGAAGGCATGAAGAGAATAGGTAACATCATGAGTGAGGTTGTTGAGTATTCGAACATGTATGAATCTTACAAACAGGTTCTTCGTGGGACAAAAAGGAAACAGTCTCAGTCAGGCCAGCGTATTATACAGGATACGGAAAGAATACTTACGGGATTGTCCGAGTCTCTTGCGGACGGGAGCTTTGAAATATCTGGATACAAAGATATAGATGTTGTTGAAGGTGGAAAACTTCGACATATTCAGGTTTTATCTTTGAGAGAAAGAATAGCTATTAATGCTGTAATGCGTGTTGTTGATAAACACTTGTTACCGCGTTACATAAGGACAACTTCTGCGAGTATCGTTGGAAGAGGTATGCACGACCTGATGAAGTATATCAGGGATGATATACGTAATGATGTGGATGGAACAAGATACTGTCTGAAAATGGACATTCATAAATTTTATGAAAGTATAGACCAGGATGCAATGATGGATTGCGTAAGACGTGTGTTTAAGGATAAGATTCTGATATGCCTTCTCGATAAGTTTGTCCGTATGATGCCTTCAGGTATCAGCATTGGACTTAGAAGCTCGCAATGCCTTGGAAATCTTCTTCTGTCTGTTGTTGTGGATCATTACCTGAAAGATGAGTTAGGGGTGAAATATTATTACAGGTATTGTGATGATATGGTTGTTCTATCTTCAAGTAAGGAATATTTGTGGTCTATTTATAACGTAATAAAGGAAAGGCTTGATGGAATAAATCTTGAGATAAAGGATAATGTCAGAGTTTTTCCGACAGAACAAGGGATAGACTTTATAGGCTATGTTATATTTCCTGACCATGTATTGCTCAGGAAGAGAATAAAGAAAAAGTTTGCAAGAAAAATGCACGAAGTAAAAAGCTCTAAGAGAAGGGATGTGCTTATTGCTTCTTTTTACGGAATGACCAAGCATGCGGATTGTTGTAGATTGTTCAAAAAATTAACAAATAAGGATATGAAAAAATTTAGTGAAATGGGAGTCGTATATACTCCTGCAGATGGAAAGAAACGGTTCCCTGGGCAAACGGTATCTCTTAATAAGTTGACTAATCTTGAGATAGAGGTACATGACTATGAGACGGACATTAAGACATCTGAAGGAGAAGGACGGTATCTTGTGTCTATTAGGATAAAGAAAACCGGAGAATGGAGGAAGTTCTTCACTGCATCGGAGGAAATGAAGGCAATCCTTGACAAAATTTCTGACATGGAGGATGGCTTTCCGTTCGAGACAGTACTGGAACCTGAAACCTTTGACGGAAATAAGGTTAAGTATAAATTTACATAAAATGAAGAGAGTAGAAGGATATTCTGATATTAAGTTACTTGAATGCACAAACCCAGTTAAGAACAAATGGCGTCTAAGATTTGATGTTGTTGCAGGTGAAGATGGGGCATGCTCATACATTGAGGAGGAACTTGACCATAAGCCTGATTCTGAAGAAATACGCTCTATAGTATCTCAGTGGTACAATTCTGAAACAGATAAGAAGATACTTTCAGGATTAGAATATGAAGGTCATACTGTATGGCTGTCGAATGAGAACCAGTTCAACTACAAGGCAGCATATGACATTGCCGTTCAGACTTCCGGACAGAATCTTCCAGTAACTTTCAAGTTAGGTACTGATGAGGAGCCATATTATAAAACATTTGAGAATCTTGAAAGTTTACAGGATTTTTACTTGAAGGCTATGAATCATATACAGGAATCGTTGAAAGAAGGATGGGAGAAAAAAGATTCGTTCAATGTTGAATTATATATTTAGGATTGAGTTATGTGTTTGTATATCAGTGATATTTGATTAGTCGTGATTATAGGATTTTCTAAAAAAAAGATATGATATAATATATTCAATATCTTTGTGAAGGCCCTCAGATAATGTATTGTGCATTGTCAGAGGGCCTTTTGTTTTATTAAATCTTATTTTATATGAAGGAATTAGATGATTTGATTAAAAAGGTAGGGAATGACAAGGTATTGCATTTCCTTGGAGGAGGGTGGATTTGCGCAGTTATCACTTTTGTATCAATTCTTCAGGAGGGTGATTTAGACTCATGGGGAAAAATATCATGTGTAATAATTGGCACAACGGTAGTGGCTTTTCTGTCTGTTGTAAAAGAAATTATCATGGATGATAAGGCTGACTGGCTTGATGTTCTTGCGTCTATTGCTGGGTGTGTGACGATTTTTGCTGCTGTTGGAATTGGGATTTTGTTTGGTCAGTTATTAGCATGAAGATTATCAAGAATAATTTTATTCCATTACCTGGATTCTCTGCAATAAATATTTTCGGGGTATTGTTCGTGAGAAAGGATGTGCACATAGACGGAAGGATGATTAACCATGAGAATATTCATACTGCACAGATAAGGGAGATGCTGTATGTGTTCTTCTATATATGGTATATCGTGGAATGGATAGTTCGCCTGTTTATGAAAGGGAATGCCTATCGGAGTATAGGATTTGAGCGTGAGGCCTATGACAACGAAAATGACATGGATTATTCGTCAGTACGAAAGCATTACGCATGGTTTAAATATATGTGTTTAAAATCAAAATGAAATGTATTATGAAGAAAAAAATGATTATGATGGCCATCGTGATTGCCGTGATTGTTGGATTACTTGCCTATTATCAGTATGTGCCTTTTTGGGAGAGTATTGTAAGTATAGGAGCATTCCTCTTCGGTGTGTATTTGGGGTGGTTAGCAAAAGGGTGGTCTGATAAACAAGTAATCTGATGGAGCAATTAAGTGAACTTTTTAATGTGATTGGCGGTATAGTAACTACTATCCTGCTTCCATTGTTTGGAGTGTTCATGTTTCACGACCAGAAAAAACGTAAGGAGGAAGCTTCCGCGCGTAAGGCAGAAGCTGAAAATATCACCAGTTATGCTGATGAATGGAAAGAACTTTACGAGAAGAAAGAGAACAAAGTACATGAACTTGATGCAAAGATAGACCAGCTATACGTAGAAAAGAACGAAGATAGACAGCGTATCCGTGAGCTGATGGAGAAGAATGCAGCCCTTGAAGTTGACAAGATTAAGCTGGAATCACGTCGATGTGATGTAAAAGGTTGTGCAAATAGACAGCCGCCAAGTGATTATTAAGGAGGATAAGAAATGAATAAGATTGATGCTATTGTAGTTCATTGCTCAGCCACACGTGCCGGGCAGGACATAGGTAAAAAAGAGATTAATCAGATGCACGTGGCTCGTGGATTCCAGTGTATCGGGTACAACTACGTTATCCGGCTGGATGGTACGGTAGAGGTTGGCCGCAGTCTGACTATAGACGGTGCTCACTGCAACTCGAAAGGTTTTTCAGGAATAAGCTATAACAAGCACAGCATTGGTATCTGCTATGTAGGTGGACTGGATGCACACGGTAAAGCAGCTGATACCAGAACACCGGCACAGAAGAAATCTCTGCGAGAACTTATTGCCAAGTTGGTTAAGGAGTATGATATTAAAGAGGTGCTCGGCCATCGTGATACCAGTCCCGACCTGGACGGTGATGGTATCGTGGAACCTTGCGAATGGACGAAAATGTGTCCTTGTTTCGATGCTAAAGAAGAATATTCAGATTTGCTTGCAGCGTGATAGTAAAATTGTGAAACTTGAGAGCGTTCTTTGACTTGTTGGAACACCGTTTTATTTGCTTAGTAGAAAAAAAGTTATCAATTTATTTGCAGATAGTAGAAAAATAGTTATCTTTGCATCATCCACATAGCAGTAATGCTATTTCGTTAAATAATAAATAGTTTTTTTATGAAGGTAAAAAAAGTAAAGTCCGTGAAGGATTTATTAGAAGCGAATGGGTGGAAATATTCAAGAACCAAAGGTGACCATGCTATATACCGGAAGGAAGGTGCTCCTCGCTCCATCCCAATTCCTGGTAAAGATAATGATGAGGTTGCCATTGGGACACTGATGAGCATCTTACGACAGGCTGGTTTAAAAGAGTCTGATTTCGATAAGATTTGACACCCGATTAGGACAGCAGGATGAAGATTAGCACATCCTGCTTGTCTAATAGGTGTATAAAGGCTTACTTACTTATTTGAAACTATATATAAAAGCGAAACTTCTACACACATTGAATTATGAAAGCTTTGACTGTTATCATTGAGAAAACTGAAAACAATTATTCAGCTTATCTCGCAGAGGTCGATGGTATTGTCGCTACTGGGCACAATATTGATGAAATCAAAGCAAACATTGTTAATGCTATTACTGCATTACTTGAAGATTGCCAAGAGTATGGAGATGAAATTCCTGAAGAGCTTAAGGGAGACTATTCATTGACCTTTAAAATGGATGTAAAATCATTTCTTGAATTTTACACAGGGATTTTTACAAAATCTGGACTTGAACGCTTAACAGGTATTAATCAAAAACAATTATGGCATTATGCTTCTGGTAGTCGTAACCCAAGACCAGAGCAAGTTATTAAAATCGAAACAGCGCTTCACAAATTAGGTGAAGAATTAATATCTATAAATTTATAGGTGGCTGTCCTAATCGCTTCTAAAATTTATATAAGGCGGTGTTCCAAGCAGGTTCACCGCTTTTTTTATGCCTAATTTTATGAAATACTTACCATATCTTTTAATAGCTGTACTAGCTTTCGGATTAGGCTGGTGCAGCCGTTCGCCAACTGAAGGCAATATCGGGAAGTCTGATACTGTTACGTCAGTTCATATAGTTACAAAGGTCGATGTGGATACGATGTACATTCTTTCTCCGCTGCCTTATCTTGCATGGATTGATAACTCAGACACCATTCATGCGAGCGATACCTGCTGTCATCTGCGTGAATATAAGGAGTACCAGGATAGCAACTACTACGCAAAAGTTAGCGGTGTAGCACCACGTCTTGATGAAATCCGGGTGTATCCACGAACCATCTACCAGACTGAATACATTTACCGTGACATAACGCAAAAGCCCAAACGTTGGGGTATTGGTTTGTCTGCCGGATATGGTGTAGGAAAGAATGGACTTACTCCGGTATTGGCTGTAACGGTCAATTATAATTTATGGCAATTTTGATATACAATATTTTCCTATAATTATACACAACTTTTCTCAGAAATTATATACATCTTTGCAGTGTAGAAGTTCGCTTTTATTAGCAAACAAAAGCCCAGACCAGATTAATATCCGGAAGGGGCTTCTTTATGACCAGCCTCAACAACACTAATAATCAACTTCACTGGCTGGTTCTATTTGTGTGTTACTATGTTATCTGATAAAAGTTCGGGAATAGGCATAAAAAAAGTGAGGGGAACCACCCCCTCACTAAAAGTCAAACCAAAATCAGGGCCACTGCCCTTCATTATGGTATTGCAAATATACGAATTATTTTTTATGAACAAAAAAATCCCCGCATCGGCTTAGTGCGGGGACATGTCAAACAAAGTCACTTAATTAAATTTAAGCGAAGCCGAAGTATTTTTTATTGTATTGCTTATGTCTTCCAGTGCATTCAGGAATGTTTGAAATTCATTCTGTGTGAACTTTGCAGGCTTTCCATTTACAGTATATCCATTTATTCGCTGGTACAGCCAGTTCCGGCTTTTTCCAAAGTATTTCTTTGCTATGTAGCTGAATGAGATTATATCAGGAAGTTCCCCCAGCTTATCCTTTAGTATAGTTTCTTCTGCCCTGGTAATAAAATCCTCGCAAGCCTCAACTGTAGCTTGAAGTCCGGCTTTGGAATCTGCAATGTACTTGTTCTTTTCTTCTTCACTCATTGAGGATAGTTTCACCTTCATTTCCTTTTGGAAGGCAAGTTTTTCCTCAGCAGTCTTTAGCTCTTTGAACTTCTCAAATGCAGCCTGCATGTCTGCGTTAGGAAGGTATTTATCCATATTATCCATCATAAATCTATTTTTAATGCCCTCCCAGTAGGGAGGGCTGTTTTTTTACTCTTTTTCCAACATCTTTCGGATTTCGTTCATCCGATCAAGAATATCATTAACCATCTTTTCGTATTCTGATTTATCAAGAACTCCGTAGGTTGAATGAAATTCGATTAGCAGTTTGAGATTCTTGTACTCTTCTTCTAGCTTTTTCCTTTCTTCATTTTCCATGTTGTTTTAATTAAGTGAATAACTCTTTGTTTGACACTACAAAGATAATAAGCATTTGCATATTATCAAAATATTTCGGTGTTTTTTTACGTCAGATTATCAAGAATTTCTCTGATTGCCTTGTCTGCATGTTTCTTCATAATGGATACATAGTTGAATATCGGCCGGCTGTCTTTCATTGATTGTCCGATGCAATATTCGAGCGTGGACAATGGAATACCTAAGTCGAATCCGTGTTGAACGAAAGACTTACGGGCTGAATACAGGGTAAAATAATGCTTAATTCCGCCAATTTCTGCCAGTTTCTTAATCTTTCTTGCAAGAACATTGTAGCAGCTTACATAGCTTGAATAACGGCCGAAAATGAGTTTTCCTGATTTCTTGTCCATGTATCGTTGTATGATTGGCTTTGCCTCATCAGGAATAGAGAAGTTCACCGCATTGTCTCCCTCTTTAGTGTGCCTGGTCTTTTTTCGGACATAGTATATTTCATCTGTATTCCGGAAGTCGTATTCCAGCATATCAACAAGATTCATTCCGGCAAGATAATAAGTCAGCATGAAAATGTCACGTACTACTGAAAGGCTGTGTGTGTCCAGTCTGGCATCACGTATTTTCTTAAGCTGCTCTACTGTTATGTACGTGTCCCTTTTCTTTGCTGACGGAACTTTAGCCGTCACGAATGGGTCCACGTCGAATGATACATATCTCATTTTCACTGCATAGTTGATGATTACTTTCAGAAGAGTAATGTATATCTTAATACTTGTCTGGGAGAGTTTGTCTTTCTGAAGGCTCATTAAGTAGTTGTTGATCCGAATTGGAGTGATGTGTTCCATCAGAGTATCATTACCGGCGAAGTCCATGTACCTGTTGGCTGCAAGTCTGTACAGCTTGTAGGTCTTTCCTCTGTCATCCTTGTCAATCTGTGATAGATATTCGTCTGCTATATCAGAGAATGTCCTGTGCTTTTCTCCGGAGATTGGTGATTTGATTATCTTGATAAGCTGGCTGCATGTAAGGCTGTCTGCAAAAGGAATGTTTGACGCTCTTTCTTCATACGCTGACAGCAGCTTCATGAGGTGTATGTTCAGCCTTTCCTTGTCTGGTCTTTTGACGATCCTTCCGTTGCTTATTTCTTTCTCTGAGTCTATCGTTACATCAGTCGGGATGTATCTTGTTTGCCGGCAATGTGTAACTGCTATCCTTACAGTGTGTTTATTGTTTTTTAAGATTAAATTCGGGACAATTGTTAAAAAAAATGTTGCCATACTGGTTTATATTTTAAACTGGAATAAAAGTGGAATGAAATACGCCCAAAAGTGAGGTTTTTTCTATCATTCACACGTTACAAATTAGATTGTGAAAAGTTCGGTATGTATTCCTAACTGTTTGAAAACCAGCAATAAAAAAGATACTCCCGCTGAACACTTTCAGCAGGAGTATCACAACACAAAAACTAAACTAGACTTAACTAAACTATTCTAAAAGAAGTTTCACAACTTCCGTTTTATTATGTACGTCACAAATATAGGGTTTAGATTGATTGTCTCCAAAGAAAAGCAGTAAAAAAAACGATTGTTTCAAAAAAAAAGGTTGAAAATACAACAAAAACTCAAATAGTATGTTTATTAACAT